AACCAAAGCTTGACGGCGTACGTTGTTTATTTACAAAAGATGGTGCTTTCTCACGTGCAGGCAATCAATTTATGAATGTAGAGCATATAGAACATGACTTAAAACCAGTATTTAACAGATACCCTAACCTAATACTAGACGGCGAACTATACAACCACGGTCTAAAAGATGACTTCGAAAAAATTATATCGTTAGTTAGAAAGAAAAAACCAACTAAAGATAACAGAATTGAAGCAGCTCAGCAAGTACAATACCATATGTACGACGTAGCTAGCTTTCCAAACGCGACTTACACGTGGCGTATGGGTTTTATTAATAGATTAACTGACTCTAGTATGGTGAGAACTAGCAACTGTCTAGTAGTCACTGAAAGTAAAGTAGCGCTAGATCTTGATGACGCTATGGCTTTTCACAGTAAAAACCTACAACTAGGTTATGAAGGCAGTATGTATAGAACATTAGACGGCTATTACAAAGGTACAAGATCATGGGATCTTATGAAATTTAAAGATTTCCACGATGACGAAGCAGTTATCGTAGGCTATGAAACAGGTAAAGGTAAGCGACAAGGCACGCTCGGTAAGTTCATCATGCAAGATGACGAAGGCATAGAGTTCGGCTGTCCACCGGGCAAAGGATATGACTACAAGGATCTTGCAGGTATGCTCAATAACGTTCATGACTATATAGGTCAACGTGCTACCTTTACTTACTTTCAAAGAACTAAAGCAGGTTCTTACAGACACCCACATTATAAATGTCTACGTAACTACGAATGAATATATTTTATTTACATAAAGACCCAGTTATTGCTGCTAAGGTACAATACAACAAACATGTTGTTAAGATGATCTTAGAATCAGCCCAGATGCTTTGTACAGCGCATCATCATTATGCTGAACAGTATGATTATGACAATAGTTATATACCTTACAAAAAAGCTCATTACAATCATCCATCTACAATATGGACACGTGAAAGTGATGAGCATTACTTCTGGCTGTTTAACCACATGATGGCGTTAGGTAAAGAATATACTAAACGATACGGTAAAACACATTTATCTATTAATAAGTGTTTCTTACCATTATATAGAATACCAAATGGTATACCGAGCAATGGTTTTACACAACCACCTCAATGTATGCCTGACGAATTTAAAGACAAATGTAGTGTTAAAGCTTACTGGAACTACTACATAGGAGAAAAACATACAGTAGCTAATAAAAACGAGAAGATATATGAGAAAGCTGATATGGAAACTATACAACGAAAATATGATTAGCGAAGAAGTAGCTAACTTGTTACTAGATAAACATTACGAATGAGAAGATACAGACACGAATTAATTAGATATCTTAAATATAAAAAGCATGTGTCTGTAGTTGAAACAAGATTAATGCATTTAAGAAATAAATTATGCAAACAAGCAGTATTACACGGTAACATTGATATTGTTACTAGAAAACAGTATTTAAAATATAATAAATATTTATTAAAATTAATACATGGCATCAAGTAAAAGAGATTATATGGAAACATACGACCCTTTATCATCAAGATATTATAATATAATACTTGAAAAGATTAAAGAAGAACAAATGATTTACGAGACATTGTGTGACACAAGGTCTAAAGATAAATAATAATAGGCTAATGTCACAAAGAACTATGAAATACCTAAATGATAACCGCATCATTTACCGAAAGTATTCTGAAGATCAACCCACAAAGGAATATAAATGGGGTTGGTACTATGCTGATGGTACACATGGGTATTATAGTCTGTTTAATAGCCCAGCTAAGATAACTACAGTAAAATCTTTAAAGTGGCATTTATTAACTCTTTGGTGGTTAAATCCTAGTATGGATAAAACTAAGTTTAACGAATTAGCTACAGTAATTATACACAAACCTAACGGTTTTATTACTTTTAATGTATCAAACTTAATGCTAAACACAATAATAAATGATGTTTATATGCAAGATCTTGAAAGACCACCTAAGAATAAATTACGCAAAGTAGTTTTTAAAGACGGAACAGGTTTATCTAAAATAGAAAAACTTAAAATTGTAGGACAATTGGTTGGTAGATCAACTAAAGTTAATGAACCGGTTATATATCAATGTATGTTGGATATAAATAATGTTGGTAAGAAAATAACAATTGAACATATAGCTAAAATATTAAAGTGTTCAAGTAGAACAATACATAGAAATATGAGCACAGAGCTAAAAAAAGAAAAAGATCTTTTAAATATAGAAAATGAAAAAATATAATATCAAAAACTATATAAGATGGAAAGAAGATGTTAAATTAGCCATAGCTAGAATAACAATAAAAGATTATATAGAATACTCAGATAAAGAACTAAAAATTATATTTTTACCTTTAGTTGAGAACGTAGCTAGAAAATTTTCAACAGCGCAAGAAGCCTCAGGTGTAATGTCTATAATGGATCTAGTACAAGAAGGTAGTTTACAACTATGTAAAGCTGTAGGAAAACTAGATAGAGACAAACTAGCGGAATCAGAGGATAAATTAAAATCTTTAAAATCTTTTTTCGCTAAAAGAATAAGAGGTGGTATACGTAGAGAAATAGATAAAAACAGAGCTCAAATGAGAATACCTGAACACAAGCTTAATGAAATACGTAAAGATGGTGGTAAAGACAAAAAAATGGTAGCTATGTTTTTTAATTCAATGTTTTTAAGTATTGATAATAAACCTTATGATGATGATGATGATATGATATACCAAATACCTGACAAGTCAGATCCGTATAACGAAGAAATGTTAAATGCTTATATAATGAGTTTATTAACAAAACATCTCAATTGGAATGAAATGTTTACTCTTGAAAAAAGCTATGGCTTAACAGGTCCTAAATGGTCTGCTAAAGAAATAGCTGAAAAACTAGACATAAAAGGAATATCATCTTATGTTCGTGTTTCAGAGATTAAAAGACAAGCTGTTGACAAGCTTATAGAAAACGTAGATCACTCGCAAGTGGTTGATTTCCTGTAAGTTACCTATGTAAAACAATTAAATAATATGTAATTATAATAGTATGACAATTAACGAAAAATTATCAAAAATCCAAGTTGAGTTTAAATCAAAGAAATCTAGATTTAACTCGTTCGGTAAGTACAATTTCCGTTCTGCCGAAGACATTCTCGAAGCAACAAAACCCTTTTTAAAGGAGCTAAACGTTACTGTTACAGTAGATGAAGAGCTAGTATCATTTGACCCACCAGTTATGCAGGTTACTGCTAAAATATCTGATGGTAAAGATTCAATAAACTCTAAAGCTGTAGTTGGTGTAGACTTAGATCAAAAAGGTATGCAAATGCCACAGAGATACGGCGCTGCAAGTTCATACGGTAAAAAGTATGCACTTGGTAATCTGTTCTTGATTGATGACACTCAAGATTCAGACGCAACGAACACACACGGCAAAGCAACTGCCGCTAAACAAACAATGACTAAAGAGTCTTTAGCTAAAGCAAAAGAGTATATTGCAAAAGGCGGTAGCTTAAATGCTATTAAAGCTAAATATGTAGTCACAAAAAAGCATGAAGAAATGCTAACACTATGAAGAAAGAAAAGATAATAGAAATGCTAAGAGAAGATAAGCATTACTACGGTGACTTTGGTAAACAGTATTTAAGTAATTCAGATATATCTACATTACTTAAAAATCCATTAGCTTTAAAAGAACCTAGTAAGTCAAATGCTCACTTCTTAGTAGGAGGCTATTTTCACACTGCTATATTAGAACCAGATAAACTTAAGAATTTTAAGATTATTGATTCTAGTAGCAGAAACACTAAGGTCTATAAAGAAATGTCCGGTGGTGAAATGTGCTTGCTACAGCATGAGGTTGACTTAGTTGACAATCTAATTTCTACAATGCTAAACAATAAAGTTTGCAGAGACCTCATCGCAGAAGAAAAAGGCGAATATGAAGTACCTGCAATAACTGAGTTGTTCGGTCAAATGTGGAAAGGTAAAGCAGACGTTGTTAATCACAACGAAAAATTAATAATAGATCTTAAAACAACTTCTGATCTTGATAACTTTAAATGGAACGCTAAAAAATATAATTATGATTCTCAAGCTTACATTTATAGAAAACTATTTGGTTATGAATTTATATTTATAGCAATAGATAAAAAATCAGGTCAAATAGGTTTGTTCGACTGTTCTGATAAATTTTATAATTCAGGTATGGAAAAAGTTGAGAAAGCATCAGAAGCTTACGATCTATTTTATAACACAGAGGGATTTGACCCTCACCAATATTTTATAAACCAAACCCTATAATATGGCAGGAATAATTAAAGCGAGCATTAACTTAAATGCAATAGACAAATCAAAAATAATAGAAGGTAAGAAAGGAAAGTATTTGCCCATTACAATTACGGTGAATGACGAACCTGACCAATTTGGAAACCAAGGTCCAGTAACAATGGATCAAACCAAAGAAGAAAGAGAAGCTAAAACACCTAAACAATATCTAGGTAATGTTAAGGTTGTTTGGACTAACGGAACTTTCCCTGATAAAATACCATACGAGCAAAACGGTCAAGCTCCACAACAAACTAAACAACCAGCAAAAGTAGAAGACGATCTACCATTTTAATTAAATCAAATGCAAGTCGAACAAACAGAGATCAATGGTTTTCAAATTGAAAACTTTAATCAGCACGGCTTAGAAGCAGGTAAAACGCAGGGGATTTGTCCCCTGTGTTCGTCTTCTAGGAAACCTGAGAATAAGAAAGCTAAATGTGCTTCTTATGATTGGGAGCGTGGTCTCGGTACTTGCCATAACTGTGATAGCAGTTTTCAACTACACACATACAAACGTAAAGGTAAAGCTGAACGTGAATATGTTATGCCTGAAGTTAAAAAGGTTGATCTTGTAGTTGATAAAACGTTAGAATGGTTTAAGACTAGAGGAATATCTAAGGATACACTAGATGAATTAAAAGTTAGTGTTGGTAAAGAATATATGCCTCAGACCGGCAAAGCCGAGAATACTATACAGTTTAATTATTATGTAGGTGGACAACTTACTAACGTTAAATACAGAGATGGTAGAAAAAACTTTAAGCTTTATAAAGGAGCTGAAAAAGTATTTTATAACATAGACAATATTGTAGGTCATGATACCTGTGTGATAGTTGAAGGTGAAATGGATGTTTTAGCTTTACACGAAGCAGGTGTACCAAATGCAATATCAGTTCCAAATGGAGCTACACTTAACACGAACAATCTAGACTATTTAGACAACTGTATTGATTATTTTGATGATAAGTCTAAAATAATTATTGCAGTTGATTCAGATGCACCGGGACAAGCCCTACAGACTGAATTGATACGTAGACTTGGAGCTGAGACTTGTTATATAACTACGTTTGATGATTGCAAAGATGCTAATGAGTATTTAGTTAAGCACTCTAGTAAGGAGCTATTGTCACGTATTACAAATGCAAAACCTGTACCGTTAGAAAACGTTACTACATTTAGAGATATAGAAGATGAAATTACAGACTTTGTTAGAAATGGTTTTAAGCGTGGTCACACTATTGGCCTTGATAACTTTGATAGTATTTTTAGCACATATACTAAACAGTTTATCACAGTTACAGGAATCCCTAGCTCTGGTAAGTCAGATTTTGTAGATCAAATGGTTGTAGGTTATAATAAAGAGTATGAATGGAAGACAGCGTTTGCTTCACCTGAAAATGCTCCTACATATTTACATGCACACAAGTTAATGCGTAAAGTATGGGGTGATATGCCTGACAAAGGAGATATTGGTGGAGATAAATGGAATCAAGTAGCTGAACATGTTAATGATAACTTTTTCTTTATTGATATGGAACGTTACACTCTTGAGTCTGTATTACGTAAAGGAGCTGAGCTCGTGAAACGTAAAGGTATTAAATGTCTAGTTATTGATCCATTTAATAAAGTTAGAGATGTTGACTGTACAACAGAGGACGTTAACCGTTACACGATGGAATATCTAACTAAGATTGAAACCTTTGCTAAGAAATATGATGTGCTAGTATTTATAGTAGCTCATCCAACTAAAATGTATAAAACACAAGATGGTAAAATTGAAGAACCGACTATGTATAATATTAAAGGTGGCGGCGAATGGTACGATGCTAGCTATCATGGTCTTCTTGTACATCGTGATTATGAGCTTAAGACAACTAAAGTTAAAGTTCTTAAATGTAAATTTCAGAACCTTGGCGAAAACGGTGCTGAAGCACATTTTACGTGGGAGCCACGCTCAGGATGCTTCATACCGGAAATAAAACCAGAACTAGAAGAAAAAATGCCATGGGAATAAAATATATAATAGCAGCGTTATTGTTTACAAGTTGTAATGTAAGTTCTAAAGTATTAGAAAAATACAACAATGATAACTTCAATTACGTAGGCAGAACAGTAACATATGAAGATGAAGTTGTAGCTAAATTAAAAGCTATTGAATTATCATACGACGGAGGTGAATTAATATATGAAGCCACGTTTGAATTAACAAACAGCAAATACAACCCTTATGCTATCAACGTTATTAAAATAGCTAGAATGCATCCCAAAATGAAAGACTGGGATATAGAGGTTGAACTTAAGTATTAATGACACCTAAAAAGGTTGATTGGAAACCACCTTTATGGGATAAATCAAACACTGAAGCATACCAATGGTGTATAAAACATGGTATCAAAATATACTCCGTGCCTTGCGGTAAAGGTTTTAGCAACAAGACTTGTTGGATAGAGGTAAATGTAAACGGAAGAAAACAATTAAGTCCAGGAACTTATGGTCCAACAGAATTATGGCCTAAAGTTATGGAACTATATAAATTTTATTATGATAAAAACATTCGCAAATAAATTTAGAAATGCAGACGATGCTTTTTCATATTGGTATCAATGCATAGAACACTATGGTACTGAATTTGCAGGTACAAAAGCTTTATTTAATATAGGTTTTGAAATGGAAAAGCCAGACCAAATAGATATCAAACAGTCATGGCGTAACTGGAAAAAAGACTATGCGTCAGCAGAGTTTCAATGGTATTTAACAGGTGATCCTAACATTAGCAAGTTAGGAGATATATACGGTAAAGTACCTAAGATATGGACTAAGATGGCTAATGAGCTTGGTCAAGTTAATTCTAATTATGGGGCACAATGGGAAAGACGTGGTCAATTAGACAAAGTTATTAAAATGCTAAGACGTAACCCAGACACTAGACAAGCTACGATATCTATATATGATGGCAAAGAAATGGATCAATATAAATATGATACACCTTGTACCTACGCAATACAGTTCACAGTTGTAAACGACAAACTTAATATGTGTGTGACGATGCGATCTAATGATCTCTGGTACGGTTTTTGTAATGATCAGTATTGTTTTGCAAGACTGCAGCAAATGGTTGCAGAGGAAACAGATTACGAACTAGGATCTTATTTTCATTTTGCACATAATTTACATTTGTATGAAAAAGATTTAGGAAAGTTCTTACCGCAAAAGCCTGATAATCTGCTACAAAGAAAACACGACATATATGGATAAAGAAATAACATATTATTTATACCACATCCCGGGTAAAAAGATTGGTGTAACACGTAATCTTATAGACAGAGTTACAACACAACAGGGATATACCCTAGACGAAATAGAAGTTCTAGATCAAAGCACAGATATCGATTATATATCAAGCCGCGAGTTAGAACTTCAAAAGTCTTACGGCTATCGAGTCGACCTTAAACCTTATAAACAATTATTTAAAATGAAAATTAACGCAACCGAACAAACCAGCACATTTCCTGTACCTTTAAACAAATTAAAAGGTAGGTTAATGGATTCAATAGGATTAACATGGGAAACAATCCATGGTAAATTTGAAGTAACTAAAGAAACAATAGAATGGATAATACAAAATGCATCCGTGTCTATGTTTAACAAAAATAGATCATACATATATAACAAAGCTTTCTATGAAAAATTTCTTAACGAAGCTAAGTCAGAAGCTAAGTTATTTTACGAACAGCTTACGAACAGATCAAACTCTACTAATGGTGTTTCATATGTTCAAACAGATAACAGGTTTGAATTAATAAGACAATGGGCAAAAGATAGAAACTTATATGATAAAGGCGATACAAAAACACAGTTTGCTAAACTAATGGAAGAGTCTGGCGAATTAGCTAGAGCTATATTAAAAGATGATAAGACAGAATTTGTAGATGCTATCGGGGATATGGTTGTTGTATTAACAAACCTAGCTCATTTAGGCGGTACTAACATTGAAGACTGTATTGACTCAGCGTACGACGTTATTAGAAAGAGAACTGGTAAAATGGTTAACGGAACATTTGTGAAAAATGACTAAGAAAGAAATAAAATTTAGAGACCCTGTAGTTGAACGCGTTGTTGATAAGTTCGTGGAACGATCAGACGTAGGGTTTGAAAAATATAAAAAAACACTAGACACTGAACGTAAGACTGGTGTTAAAGACTTAGCTGGATATCTTAATGATGTACAGGAAGAGTTAATGGATGCGATATTGTATATTCAAGCAGCACGTGAAGAGCTGTCTGAAGCTAAAGACAAAGTCTACGGCGAAAGTATTAACGGTTTACCATATTATGTCTCGGATATTGCGTCGTAAAAAACGCGGTCCAGTTAGAGCCAAAAAGAAAGTTGTAGATGGTATAGAGTTTAAGTCAGGACTTGAAGCATATATGTATAAAGCTTTAAAAGAAGCAGGTATACAGGCTGAGTATGAAGGGGTAAAGTATGAACTTACCCCTTCATTTGACTTTAATAACAATAGTTATGAGCGACAAGGAAATGGAAAAGGCGAGTATAAAAATCGCGGAGGCAAAAAAATACTTAAAATCTCTTATACACCTGATTTTACAGGAAGGGGATTTATCATTGAGTGTAAAGGAAGGGCAAACGAATCTTTTCCTATACGTTGGAAACTATTTAAGAAATATGTCAGCGAACGACTTCATAGCGTTACTCTATATAAACCACAAAATCAAAAAGAATGCGACGAAACCGTGAACTTAATTCTTGGGAAAAAAAAGACTTAGCTAGAAGAAAATACGCTGAAAGAAAATTACAAAAATTTATAAACTGGAGCATGGAAAGCAAAGGTTATTTAAAATATGAAGAACTTATTGAATATGAAAGAAGATACTTTAATACAAATGAAAAACAAAATAGAAGCACAATCAAGAGTGCTTCAACAGATAATAAATGAAATATCATACTTAAGAGAATTAAGTGTAGGAACCTTTGAAACAGTTAAACTTCTACCTGGTTATGATGAGGCTATTGAAAAACTTAAATCCAATATAATTGAAAAAAGCAAAGAAGAAAAAAAATTAGAAGTTAACGATTAATAATTATATATGGAGATATCAAATAAAATATTGTCCGACATAACAGTTTACATGAAATATGCAAAATATATTCCTGAACTAAACCGTAGGGAGACGTGGGATGAGTTAGTAACGCGTAATATGAACATGCATATTAAAAAGTATCCTGACTTAATAGATGAAATTAAAACAACGTACAAATTAGTATATGAAAAAAAGATTTTACCGTCTATGCGCTCACTTCAATTCGGAGGTAAACCGATTGAAATATCACCTAATCGTGTCTATAATTGCGCTTATCTACCTATTGATCATATTGAATCGTTTAATGAGGTAATGTTTCTATTACTAGGTGGTACTGGTGTAGGTTATTCTGTTCAAGATCACCATGTTAAAAAATTAGACCCGGTTAACAAGCCTTATAGTAAAAGAACTAGAAGATTTTTAATAGGAGATTCAATTGAAGGTTGGGCTGATGCTATTAAAGTACTAATGAAATCATATCTTGGTGACAAAAGAAGTTCACGTGTAGAGTTTGACTACTCTGATATACGCCCTAAGGGTGCAATGTTAGTAACGTCTGGTGGTAAAGCACCTGGACCTCAACCACTTAAAGAATGTATAGTAAAGATAACAGGAGTCTTAGACTCAAAGGAGGATGGCGATACGCTCTCCACTATAGAAGTACACGATATAGTTTGCCATATTGCAGACGCCGTATTAGCTGGTGGAATACGTCGAGCAGCTTTGATAAGTCTGTTCTCAGCGGACGACGAGGAGATGATCTCTTGCAAGTCTGGAAATTGGTGGGAAACAAATCCACAAAGAGGAAGAGCTAATAACTCTGCTGTTCTTATGAGACATAAAATTACTAAAGAGTTTTTTATGGATCTATGGAAACGCGTTGAACTATCAGGTGCAGGTGAACCTGGAATATATTTTAATAATGATAAAGACTGGGGTACAAACCCTTGTTGTGAAATAGCTTTACGACCATATCAGTTTTGTAACTTATGTGAAGTAAACGCTAGTGATATTGAATCACAAGAAGATTTAAATAACAGAGTGAAAGCAGCTGCGTTTATAGGAACGTTACAAGCTGGATATACGGACTTTCACTATTTAAGAGACGTATGGAAAGAAACAACAGAAAAAGACGCGTTAATCGGAGTATCGATGACGGGGATAGGATCTGGCACGGTGTTAGGATACGACATGAAGAAAGCCGCTCAATTAGTAAAACGAGAAAACGCAAGAGTCGCGAAAGCGATTGGAATTAATTCTGCAGCACGATGCACAACAGTGAAGCCTGCAGGGACAACATCTCTGGCATTGGGAACATCATCCGGTATTCACGCATGGCATAATGATTATTACGTTCGTAGAATCAGGGTTGGTAAAAACGAAAGTATATACAAATACTTAGTTGAAAATCATCCATTATTAGTAGAAGATGAGTTTTTTAGACCTCATGATACCGCTGTGATTAGTATACCGCAGAAAGCTCCTGAAGGATCTATACTTAGAACTGAATCTCCATTTCAATTACTTGAACGTATAAAAAAGGTAGCTACTGAATGGGTGGCACCTGGCCATAGAAAAGGCAGTAACACTCATAATGTGTCTGCCACGGTTAGTTTAAAAGCTGAAGAGTGGGAAACAGCTGGTGAATGGATGTGGGATAACAGAAAATACTACAATGGTTTGTCTGTACTACCGTTTGACGGTGGAACTTATACTCAAGCTCCTTTCGAGGATATTGATGAAGGAACTTACATAAATAAGTTGCAACATTTAACTGATATAAATCTAGAAAATGTACTCGAATCCGAAGACAACACTGATCTTTCTGGTGAGCTTGCTTGTGCTGGTGGTGCTTGTGAAATCACTTAGTAGCTGCAGCAGTGAAAAAATAATAATAAAACAAGGAATATGCAAAAAAGAAATAAAAAACTGTGCTTAATATTTCTTATTTATATATTGATTAGCTGTTCTAAAATAACAGACAAATACAAAACTTTTACTATAAAAGAGGGTAAACACAGGTCGACAAGTGCCTTAAATTATAGTAAAGACACAGTGTTCGGTTGGAACATTGAATTTGATTCAAGCGCTATCTACAAAACTGTGGATAGCCTTAATCAATATGATATAAATAAATTAATAGGTTGGAGTGACTGTGGTACTAGCCACATGGATAACTCTATAAGATTTGGATGGAGATGGTTAAACGACAGTTTAGAAATACACTGGTTTAAACATGAATATGGAAAATTTAGTTTTGATCTTATAAAAAGAGTTAGTATATGTGAAGAACACTACTATGAGTTAACTATATCAACTTGGGATTACAAAATGGGAGTAGACGGAACATATGTACATGTGCCTAGGAATTGTGTACAAAATAAAAGAAAATATATGCTATATCCTTATTTTGGAGGAAATGAAACAGCTCCTCATGATATAAGAATTAAAATCAAAAATTAATGGACTTTATTAAATGGCTTTTTACAGATCATTACTTCAACAATAAACAAGGTATTATAAAATTTTTAGGAACTATAATGTTTATATGTTTTGGAATTTATGTACCTGGACCAGTACTAGAAGAATACTATAGTGGTTGGATGCCTATTTGGCCAGTATTAGGTTGCTTTATAGCAATATATGGAGGTTTAATAGGAATAATATATCAACCATATGGAATTTATAAACGTTTAAAATAAATAATATGTGTGAATTATGCGGAGGTCTTTGCGGAGGCTGTTAAAAAATAAAAGGGGAGGTCATTACGACTTCCCCTTTTTGGTTACAGGAACTTTGGGTATGGTGCCCATTATTTTTTGTTCCTTCTTTTAAGTTTAGATTCCTTATTGTTTTGACAAAATTCTCTTGCAGCTTCTCTACTAGCAAATCCCCATTTTTTAAGTGCCATTGCATAGTTGCTTGGCTCACCATTGTCTTTAGTCATACCACCTTTCATACCTGCAAATCTACAAGCAAATGATATTCTAGCTTTATCTTTACCACTGGTATGTCTTTTACCTAAAGTATTACCTGTTTCTTTTTTATGCTTAGCTCTCATTTTTCTGTTACGAGCTTCATATCTTGCGTTTACACTTTTTTCAGCCATTATTTTTTTCTCTTTTTAGGTCTACAACTTCCCTTTGCTCCAGGTTTAGTACCAGGTACTCTTTCATATCCTAATCCGTAAGGACCACCTGTTTTCCAACAAGTGTTTTTTCTTCCTGTTTTTTTTCTTGCCATTATTTCTGTAATTCTAGTATTTTTCTAACTCTATCACCTTCGTACTTTAAGGCTTTTATTTCTTTCTCAGATAAACCAAGAGACTTAAGTGAGTCTTTTTGTTCAGCTGCAGGTAATTCATATAATTCTAATTCTTGTTTATTTCTTTTTTCTACAGGTACTCTATTGTTTTTAAAACTAGTGTTTTCTGTAAAATTAACCTTTTTAGGTTTAGTTTGTTTTGGCATAGCTTGTTTAGGCTTAGCTTCAGTTTTTGGTTTAGGCTTTTCTTCTGCTTTTTCAACTTCTACTTTTTCATCCTCAACAACTATTGGTTCTGTTATTTCTTCTTCTTCTTTTTGTATACTTTTTTCAGTTGGTATTTTAGAAGTATATTTATTGCCAGAAGATTTTTCAGCTTTTAATATAGCTTCAACTCTATCGCCCTGTTTTTTCATACCATCTATCTCATCTTGCGAATATCCATGCTGTCTTAAGATATCTTCTTGCTCCGCTTTATTATATAAACTAGGGTTTTCTAAAGCTTTGTAGTAATGTTTTTCATCACTTTCTACATCTTTTCTTTGATCTTGTTGTGATTTAGATTCTAATTGCCACTCAGACCAACCCATTAATAAAGCTACTCTTTTCCAATTTTCTTGATCTTGAGCTAAAGCATCTTTAACATTTATCATTTTTTGCAGTAATCTATCTAAAGGTATATTTGTTACTGAAGCTGTTAACAAAGCACCTGACATGTATAAAGGATTATCAACACTAAAATAATCTTTCATTTTAGGACTATCTTCGTTGTACTCATATGTGTTCATGCCTCTAACAAACTTAGATACTTTAACATCTACAGGAGGAGCTATGTTTAAGGCTTCAAAAACTGCTTTATAATACTCAGGTCTTGGTTTTTGAGTTCTATCATATATATCTAAACCAACATCTTTTATCGCTGCAACTATTGATCCACCAACACCCATACCTCTAAGTAAACTAGTTAACATACCGTCTAAAGTATTTAATGTTTTTTCATCTAGTTCATCTTCATCACCATTTCCTATAGCAGCAAAAACAGCTTGTTGAAGAGCGTTAAACATGATATTTTGTAAAGCTCCATAATAAGCTATTCTTGAGATATTACTTTTCCAATCACCTCTACCGTTAGCTAAGTCAGATATTGCTTTACCTATTATTCTATTGTACTGCATAGGTGTATTAGCAAATGCAAGTATAGTTCTACCTAAACCACCAGCTTGTTGAGAACTAACTTCCATGGCATCAGAAGACTGTTGAGCTTCTCTTGACAATGCTGTCCATTCTTCGTAGGCTTGAGCAGAAGCTTCATCTTCACTCATACCTTTTTTAGTTAAATCTTTTATTCTATTTCTATAAAAAGTAGCACCACCTGAAGCAATAGCGAAACTATCAGCAACTTGAGTTATACTAAATCCTTTTCTTAAAAGTAAATTTAAAAAAGCTTTAGGTTTATTACTTTGATTATGTGTTGCATCGAATATTTCAGATTCTGATATATTTATTTTATTACCTCCTCTTCTATCAACTAAGAAATCAGAGTTAAATAAGTTCATAAAATCTTTCCAATACTGAGGTTGGTTAGCAAACGCCGCCGCTGCTTTAGCTGGATTATTGAAACTCCAATTTATATAGTTAGCTGCAGACAGTGTTTGTAGTATACCCGATCTCATGTTAAAGAACATAACCGCACCAACAGAATTATTTAACCAGTCGTAAAATTTATTTTCTTGTGAACTATTACCTATTCTTCTGTTTCTACCAGACTTCATTCTTCTAAGCATGTCCTCAAAAGATTTTCTATATTTAGTTCCATATTGATACTCAATAGCATTCATTAATTTACTATCATATCTAGACCCATTGTCTTTACCAAATATAGTTTCTATATTTTGATTCCATTCACTAAGTAACCTTGCTCTAGTTATTCTACTAACTCCCTGCATTAAGTCTCCCATCATTGAACCAGCTCCCCATTCTAAACCTGGATAATAATAACCATCTCCTTTAGTTATATTAACTAACTGATCTGCCATTCTTTTTACAGCAGGATTATTACGAGCCATAGATCTTATTTTTTCCATGGTAGTTTTAGGAACTCCATCTGCTTGAATACCTTGATTATCCCAAGCTAATATTCTAATAGCATCTTCATATGTGTAACCACCAAGCCCAGGCGCTTGTGCGTTTAGTTTAGGTATTGCTTTTCCTTTACCTACAAAATTATCTAATGTAGCATTAAAGTCTGCGAGTAAAGAATTCTTAAAAGCAGCTAGATCATTAAGAGCTCTAGTATATGGTTTAACTAAGTTATCTTTTAAAAACTCAAAATCTTCATTACCTTCTTGACCTTTACCTAAAAACTTATATAATAAACCAGTGAAGTTTTGGGTAGATGAAGGCGCCATTGGATTTTCAAACCTTTTACGACCTTTAATTTGTGCTTTTATATTAGATATATCTTTAATAGTTTCAGGATCTTTCTTAGCTTTTTTAGCTACCATTTCAAATAACCTATTAGCTATTTTTTCACCATCTAAAGCAAATCTCTCTTTAGCTTGTTGAGTTTTAGATTTAACATCTATTATGTCTAACACATCGCTAACAGCTTCTACATTTGGTAAGTGATCATCAGCAAAATAAAAGTCGTTATAATCTTCGTCTATATATTTACCTATAAACCACTCGGCTTTTGCTTGAGGCGAACTATTACCTAATCCTGTTATATTTTCTAAAGGTATATCTACACCTTGAGATTTTAACCACTCGTGAATTGCTTTTGCTGATTCTGGAGCTCTAGCTGTAAGTATGAATATATCTCTTTTACCTTTTGCATTTTTCATTTGTTTAAGTAAGTCAAACAATGGGCCTTGCTTTCCTTCAACAACTCTGTTAAAATCACTAAAATCAAACTCTCCACCTTGCTCTCTTATTTTATCTCCGTCTTTTGCAAACTCTTCAGCAGTTAATTCACCTTTAGTACCATCTGGCATTGTGTAAAACACCTTACTATTAGTGTTAGCTATAGTATCATCAAAATCAAATACTCTAGCCTTTTTAGGTTTTGTCTTTCTTTTATTTCTTGCCTTTTGAGTTAATGCGTCTAAGCTTTTCATCTTACTTAAAACTTCTGGACCTGTTAAATCACCTTCTAATACAACAGGTGCGTTGGTATTCTCTAAGGCTAATCTATCTTTGCTTTTTGGTTTTTGAGTATCTTCAATTGATTTTATTACATCTTCATTTTGATCAACTACTTCTTGTATAGTTTCTGCAGATACAGTAGCTTCAGCAGGATCAAAAGTTTCTGTTGGATTAGTTATACTAACTCTATCCTCTGTTTCACCCATCGACTCATACCTAATATTTTGAGCAGTACTAGTAGAACCTAATAAAGAATCTGTCATTTCAGCACGTACTTTAGGAACATGTGATTGGCTATAGTTAGTAAGTCTTAAAGCTATTTTGTTTTTTAAAGATTCTATTATTCCTTCTTTTTCTAAATTTGTTTGAGCTTTTCTTAATTTATCAGCTGCTTCCAAAACATCTATAGCCATGTCAGCCATTAAGTTTGAAGCAACATCAATGTGTTCACCCTTGTATTTGAGTAAATCTGCTATCTTAGCTTCTATTTTAGCTTTTTTATTTACACGAGTGTTTTTATGAAATTCTTCAGCAAATTCTTTAGCCTCATCGTAAGAAGCGTGGTTAAAATTAATAACCCAGTCATTATCTTTTTTCTGTGCATCGCTAAGAGAGTTTGAAGTCTCTCCAGTTGATAAATTTACAAAAGCAGCTTGAGATTTGTCATTAACCTCTATATCATTAACTCTAGATAAAGCTCGTAAAGACTTTGTATTATTAGTCATAGATTCTAACCAACGTAGAAAACCTTTGATGTTTTTACTATCAGAAGCTATACTTTCCGCGGCTTTAGTCATTAGATATTCTATAGCTTTAGTATTAACTTCGTTTGCTTTTTGTATTTTATCTAATATACTACCTGACTTTACAGTGCCATCCTCGTTTAAACCTAATTGCTCTAGTTTTTCCTCTTTAGATATATCTTTATCTAATATCGTTTCAGCTCTACCTAGAACACCGTAACCAGCATTCATAAGTTCTATATCTTCAGGGTTGAAATCAAGTTCTTCTTGGTTTTTTAACTTGTTTATAACTTTGTTTACTTCATCTAATTGACTTTTAAATGGACCAAACCCACCACCTCTTTTCTTACCGCCATCTAAGTAATTGTATATGTAACTAAAAAAGTTTGCTCCTTTTAAGCTTTCAACTAACTTGCCAGGTAATTTAGAAATAAAATCCATTTGAAACTTATGCATCTCTTTCATAGATGTTTCAGTTCCCTTACCTTTAGACATTGTTTTGTTCTCAAAAATATCGTTTGCTTCGTTTTTATAGTCTTGTGGCAAATTAGAATCGTCAATTTTACTTTTAAGTCTTTTCTTATAACCACTAACAGCGTCTCTAAATAAAGCTTTCAAAGGTTCTATAACATCATCAAACATTTCAAGCATTTCTTCACTAAAGTTTTTACTTAACTTAGTTTCTAAAACATCTATCTTATCACCATCTTTACCAGCTTCTCTAACTGCATCAGCAAAAGTTTGATATAGTTTTCGTTGTATTTTTTCAGCAACACCATCTAAAGCAAATCTACTATCAGGATTTTTATCTATAACCTCAGCTACTTCATTTATAGTAACTCTAGCTTGATTAAGTAGTTCGTTTCTTTCATTATACATTTCCATAACTTCAGGATCAGATAAGACTTCCATAGTAGCGTCTTTACCTAATTCTTTAGCTAATAATGAAACTAAACCGTTTTTCTTGCTATAAGTAGTTCCTTTTTCTGGATTTGTAAAAGATTCAATAAACTTCTTTTTATTGTAAGGTTGTTTTTCATAAAGAAAATAACCAGCTGTTCTAGCTGTCGCAGCTTCTTTTTTATCTATTAAACCTTCAGAAACTAGTTTGTCAAATTCTGTAGTACTTAACCTTCTACCTGGTTTATTAAACTCAGGGTATGATTTATTAAATGCTGATTGAGATATCGCTTCATAAACCTCTTCACCGTAAGTTTCTAAAAATGGTTCTACACCACCCATTTCATCTATTAGTAATCTAACAGATTGTTCACTTTGGGTTGCATAAGACTTTTCTAAAGCTTTTTTAAGTTTATTTGTTTTTACTTCTGGTAACACACCTTTGAAAGTATTTACAACACCTTCTTTTACTTTTTCAAATATATCGCTACCTTCTAATATACCCATTGCTTTTCGCATGTTTATTTTAGCTGCTTTTTTAGGCTCTACTTTTTCTAAACTTTCTTCAAGATTGCTATCTGTTACAAAAAGACTTGGTCCTTCTTCAGTATCTCTTTGTTCTCTAATATCTTTTTGAATAAGTGGATCAACAACTTGTTGCCATCTAAGAATTAAATCGTTCTTAACTTTTAATCCAAACGGCATATCTTTAAACTTCTTTTTACGTTTAAAAAATGCGTTATATATATTAGGATATTCAGTACTTCTTAAAGCTTCTTCTATTTCTGATCTAGGTATAGAGTAAGATAACTTCTCTCCATCTTTTGTCTCAACGGTACCTGTATATTCATTTCCAGTCATCTTAGAATTAACTACAAATTGAACTATAGCTTCCTTGTTGTTAGCATCTAATCTATTTTCAGCTCTCTGTTTAGCACCTGGACCACTATTAGGATCTTCTATAGTTGCAACGTCTTCAGCATTTTGTATACCTTTATTTAATTCTTTTATTCTTTCTTGAAGTCTAGATATTTTGTCTTTGTTTTTATCTTTATCCTTTATAAGATCTTTTATTTGACTTATTATCTTTTTCTTTTCAGCTTCATTATCTATTAAAGCAAACCTATCTGCATCAACTTCTTCACCTTGACCAATTGGCTCTAAAATACTTTTTGGTTGTTTTCTTTTAGTTTTCTTAGTAACTGGTGGTGGAGTAGGTTTTTTAGGTATTGTTTTCTTAATCTCTTCTTTAGCAAGTTCCGCATCTTCACTCATTAAATCTAAAAGCTTTAAGAAATCAACATCTGACGCTTCTTGAGATTCTAATATACCATCTGAGTTTACACTTAATTCAGTAGAAACAATGTCTTTTAACTTGTCTAAATCAATAGATTCAAGTTTTCCTTCTCTCATGAAATCTCTAGCATTAGCTATAATTTCATCAGCTTGCATTTGCTTGTTCTCTGGATCAAGTTTTATATAAGCATTTATTAAATTCTTAAATTCTTGTTCAGACTCTGGACTATCAAACTTTAAAGCACCAGTTTCAAGATCTTTAGCTATTTGTTCTGCTATTTTCAATGTAATGTCATCTCCAAACTCTTCTTCTAGTACATCCACAAAGTAATGATCTAATTCATGATTAAACTTCGGAAGTGTTTTATTAGCTCTATTAAGTAAGTAAGCTTCTCTAGAGAATATAAATACTTTATCTTTTTTAATATACTTAGCTTGTTGAGTTATTCCGTCTGATTTTAAAGTAGTTCCGATAGATTCAGCATAAGCTTCAGCCTCTTCGTTTGTATCGAATATTTTTACATCTACATCTTTATCTTTTGCATTTTCTATTTTATTCAAAAATTCATTTTGACTTTCAGTAAATTGTTGAGATTTATCACTAGTAAATTCTTGTTTAACATCTCCTTCTTCAGTTGTTGTAGCTTCAAACAATTGAGCTAATTGATCTTCAATTTCTTTTATTCTTTGCTCTGTTTCTAGTTTTATATTATAAGGCAACTCACCTTTTAATTTTTCTTTTAAATCATATAACTCACTTTCTAACATTACTTGCTGAGCAGCTACATCATCGCTTAGTGTTATATCTACTTTTTGAAGTATGTCATGAGTTTTTAACAAAGAAGCTTTTTGCTCATTAAACTTTATCTCTGCTTCTTCAATTTTCTTTTTCTTTACACTTTCGTCTACAGCGCTGTTTGTTATTTTGTCTATTGTTTGCGTTCTTAAAACTTCTAATTGTTTCATGTAGACATCAACAACTTCTTTGCTTTTTAATGTAGACCATTCTGCAACGTGGTTTTCTAGCCATTTCTGTCTATTTCTAACTGATTTAACATTTGATATCACGTTTACAGAAACCATACCTTTGTTAACAATACCCATACCCAAAAAAGAAACTTTAGCGGTTTCAATAAGTCTATTGTTATATTCCTCACTACCAAAATCAGGACTGTTAAATAAAGTATCTTCCCAACCTTTTTCTATTAATTTATTATCTTGAGATTTTTCGATGAGCATATTAACCATTTCCTGAATGGTCTCATCAGCTACATTAAAAGCTAAACCATTTACATATGTTATAGCTCCTGCTTTTACTAATTGATCAATTTCGTTTTTTACAAATTGTTTTAAACCTATACCTTTAATTTCATTTTTAGCAGCTCTACCAGTTATATAAGTAGCGAGTCTACTCATAGCTCGTGAGTTGCCTAAAGCTTCTATACCTATTTTATCCAAGTAAGCTTCTATACCTGGTTTAAAAAGCTCTATAATACTTCTGTCCATAGGAGATAGATTAACTTTCTTACCTGTTTTAGCTTCTAATTCCTTTATACTTTCATCTAAAGAAACCACAGAGTCAACGTGTAATCTAGTTAAAATACTTATAGGAGTATTTTCTACAGCACTTAAAGTTATAGCTTGTCTTTTGTTTATTTTACCAGCTTTATATGCGTCCATTATCTGCGCATTCTTTCTACCTAGCCATTTTAGTCTAGATGGATTATCAACCCAGTTAACTAATCTACCAACTGTGCTAGCTTTACTAGCTCCAGCTGTAGCTACAGTTACTGCTATATCAAAAGCAACATCAGTGACTAAGCCTAAAACTTGATACCCAGTTGTATCCCAATCTTGTAAATCATAACTCTGTGCAAATCCACCAGGTTTTATAGTAAGTTCGTCCTCAATAAATTGATCAACAGCAGCATTCATTGCACTAATGGCATCTTGAGTAAGATCTACCATTTGAGCTTCTAAAGCTGCAAGTTCATCTGCGCCAACACCTTCTAATATAGCTTCAGTAAGCATGTGTTGTAATTTCGTTATTTCTAACCCTATACTCCCTAATCCAGGTAGTATTTTAGCACCATTAGCTAGTATTCTGTTGAATACGAAAGCTACATCTTGAGCCCATGTTTGACCTTTTTCACTTATAGCATCGGTCATGTTTTCCATTTCTTGCTCTGCTGCTTTTTGAGCGCTGTTTAAACTTTGTATTGTTTTGGTTAACATGTTCTTAGAAAAGTCTATCTTATCATTAAGTTTTGACATTTCATCATGAAGACCTATTTGATCAACCTTGTTCTCAACCTGTAACCCGCTCATTGGTAGTTGCCCTCTAGAACCTGAAAAATCACCAAGAAAATTATCTCTTTCTCTAATTATTAAAGGTAAACCGCCATCAGTAGTTGCGTCTTTAGGGTATGTAAAACTAATTTCATTACCTGGTGAAGTTAAAACTGTTTGCTCTATACCAGCCGCATTAGCTGGTGGGTTATTAAAAGAAGTGTTGTCTTTATATATCTGATTACCATCAGCGTCTAAATACTGTACACTATATAAACTTATTGGAGTACTGTTATAAGTAGCTAAAACTTGTTTATACTTATCTTTTATAACATTATTGTTGTCTATCCTATTATTTATTTCTTCACCTAGTTTAACATACTGTCTTCTAGTTTTACTTCCTTTTTCTTTACTTTTTGGATCTTTTTCTAGCTCAGCAAATTGTTGTTTTAATTTTTTAGTTTCAGTCTTATAGCTTTGAAAAGAACTAGCCATTTCATTAAGTACATTATCCATCTGCAACTTAGTATTGCTAGTTTTGTTAATGTTGTCTGATAAACTGTTAGTTGTAGGATCGTTTTGTACTTCCTCTAACAATTGATCGTATCTTTGTTTAAAATAATTAGCTCTATTTAATATATCTTGAAGTTTACCAACAGCTGTATTATTAAAGTCTGCTTTTCCACCCTCTTTGATTCTATCAGCTATTGTTTCTTGATTTTTCTTTAACCAAGGAAAAATGAAAGCAAAACTTTCTGATTTCTGTAAAGCAAGTTCGTATCCATCTTCTGTATCATACTTTTGTAAAGCTCTTAAACCACCATCATCGTCTTCTTTTATACCGTCAGGCATATAACCATACCAATCTGTAAATTGTATAAAATCAGCAGCTTTGCCATCAGTGTTTAAAACATCACCCGTATATAGGTTTTGCCAAACATCTGCGGTTCTAGGAACTCCATCTATATCATATGCAACATCTGCATATAGTCTCTTATCTATTGGATCGTAGAAAAAACCATACGAAGCAAACTCTGATGAATTTATAGACTCAAGTATTTCTCTAACTGTTATCTCACCGTTTTCAAATCTATTTTTCAAATTATCAACGGCTGTGTTGAAAAACTCATAAGCATCCTCTGGTTCCATGTCTTCAAAGTCTGCAATAATTTTTACGTTTGGATCGCTTTTACTAGGAACTAACAGTAAATCTAAGTCTGGTTGAAACAGTTCATCTATATAAGTTTGAGCATTTGCTTCAAATATTAAGTTTAACTCATATGGGGTTGGTGCATACTTCTCGCGCTTTTCATCAGCATTAGCGTCAATAATAAAGCCGTCATCGTAAGGATCTATAGCTGAATCCATTAAAGGTACTGGAGTATATTTAACTTCAATTTCTCCGTATGGAGTTTCTCTAGCTAAAACTAACTGATCTTCTCCACCAATAAAAGTTTCAATTTGACTTTCTTTAAACTTATAATCGTATTCAAAATCTATGTCACCGTCTTTAGTTTGAAACGGTATAGGCATTGAGTAATCTATCTCTGGAATTAATATATCTTGTTTACTGGTTTCAGGGCCTTTCCATTTTATACCTATTAGTTTAAAATCTTCAAAACCAGAACCTTTAACTTCACTTTTTCTTAAGTCTGGATTATAAACACTTCTTTTTTTGTTTTGCATTTTATCCCACTCGCTTGAAACTCTATTAGCTAAGTTTGGATTAACTTCAGCTATTTCGTCCATTGAAGTTATATCAAAATCAGGATCAAAACTGTTTTTAGATAATTCTTTATTCCACTTTTCTCCTTGATAAACTTCATTTAATCTTTTATTAAATTCATCTATAGGTATATAGCTATTTCTACCTCCTGACATCCATAATTCTTTGTCTTCAGGTTTTAATTTATCTAAAGTGTTAAGATTATGCTCCGTAGCCTCGTCCAATGTAAGGGTTTTCGTAGTGTAATCTTCTCCATCACCTTCATAGACTCTTACCTCATCACCCGTTTCGTGCTTCTCATATTGCTCTAATCTTTCGTATTGATCTCTATTTAAATCAAGTTTTACTACTCCCTCTTGATCAACACTTGGATCAAATATATCATCTAAAATATTTCTTAACGCTGGATCATCTATAGTAGAAGTATCTTTTTCTATGTTTATTAAACCATCTTCACTAACATTTTCTTCTGCCCAGTTTTTAATTTCCTCTAATTTTTTATTATCTTTTTGTTCTTTTTTTGCTGGTTGTACATATCTCCATGGATAATCAGAAGACTGAGTGTAAGGATTGTTGTCGTTTATAGTTGAAGAAGTTACGGTTGGCGTAGGTGCTTTTTTAACTTTATTATTAACTTTAGGTACTTTTATTTTATGATCGCTCCAGTTGTAGTTACCATTTTTATCTTTAGTGTTCTTACCTTTACCCTGTACAGTGTACTTAAGTTTTTCTCTACCTTTTAGATCTTCCCATTTTTGATTAGTACCTGGTTTTATTTTGGTCTTTGGAGTTTTTTGCTTTTTATTGTAATTAGGCCCTTTTTGTGCTGTGGACACTTGAGCTTGAGAATATCCACTACCACCTTTACCTTTTAAACTAGCTTTGCTAGATTTTTTAGCTTGCTTTTTCGCTTTTCTCTTTTTTGGATTGCCAGGACCTGTGTTAAAATTAGTACTAGAAAATGTAACCATATTATACGATATTTACTTTTTCAACTGTTTCGTCAAATAAGTTATTAGATGATTTAACTACTTCACCAGCGTTTTCAACACCTTCATCAGAATCACCTTGCTTAACAGCTGATTCTTGTTTGACGTAAGGTAATACGCTTTGGTTATGATAACCATTATTAAAAGACCAACCTAATAAATCTCTTTGAAAATCAATTAATGGTGAGTTTTTCTGAGTGTAGTTTACTTCAGCACCCATGTATGAACCCCATTGTTCTCCACCATTCTCTTGGTAATCCTTTACTAAATCTACATTAGGGAAATACTTTCTGTATTCTGAAAATATAGACACAAGTTTATTTTCTAAAGGTGACCAAGAATCAGGATTTTCATAATCTAAACCATTTAAAACACTTACAGACATTTGTTGAGCTTGAGGCCATAAAGACTGCATACTACTTTTTTGATTTAATATATTAGTATGATCGTAATTAGATATAACTTCTTCTATTTTTTGATTATCTTCTATAGTATACATTACATCTTCTTTATCACTTTTTACAGGTTGTAATGCTAAATCAGCAGTTATTTGTTCTACTAATGGAACATCTCCTACTGAATCCATACTATTATATACTAATTCTTTCGGATCACCTAATAAAGGTATTAATTGATCTGAGTTAATATTTGGATCTAATTGTTGTTGTATAAGTCTTTCTACATATATAGGTTCACTATTCTCTTTGTATATTAAAAGCTCATCATTCTCGTCTAATTCTAAGTTAAAATTAGCATCTTGATTAACATTGAAGTCGCTTATGTAATCTAACCATTGTTTGTTTTCAGCCATTAAACCTACATTTATAGAACCTGGTGATCCTAACGGTTTCACCAAGGCTTCAGACAAAGCACTATTAGCGTCCTTAAATATGGATAAAGCACCTACTATTTTATCAGGCATGTTTAAAAGCTTTTTTTGTCTAGCTGGATCATTATCTACAACAGCTTGATAATAAGCATCTTTCATTCTAGTCGCTACAAAATTAGCGTTTTTACTGTTAGTATTTACAGGAGGCTTTGAAATATTACTTAAAGATCCTAAGTTACCACCGTTGTAACTTTGTAATTTTAAGTAATTAATAGTATCACTAGCATGTTTAAAGTCGTTTTTTAAACCCTTTTCCGCAACACCTGATTGTATTTCTACAGCTTTATTAAAATCCTGTACACTATCAGTATCACGCTTGTTACCGTGTTTGTCACTAGTTGTAGCTTGGTTAGAATAATCTTTCATTTTTTTATTTTAAGGATTGGGTGATATTGCTCCTACGCCAACTAAGTTACCTATAGTACCCATTCCAGCGCTAGCTATATTCCCAAACGCATCGTATTTCATTTGAGTATGAGCTTGTTCTTTTTGTAACTCATTGTCCATTTGAGCTGATAATCTATCTAATTTAGCCATGTCCCTCTCTTCTTGCTGAGCAAATCTCCATTGTTCGCCTTGTGCTACTTGAGTTTGTCTAGCTTGTTCACCTCTTGCTACCGCCATTTGTCTAGTTGACTCTCCTTGAGCAACGGCCATTTGTCTAGATTGTTCGCCTTGTGCTTTTAACTTTTGGTTATTAGCCTCTTGTTGTTCTATACTAGCAGATATACCTTTTTTACTTTCTAGAGCCATACGAGCTAATGCTGTAGCACCTCCAGAACCTCTACCGGTCCTTAACATAGTGTCTAAGGTGTTAGCTAAAGCTTGATCAGCTTGTTCTGCTTGAAACTCAGCGGCTTGAGTAGCTACTCCTAAGTTAGCATAAGGATTATCCATTTTAGCATATGGATTTGTTAGATCTTTAAAAGGATTAGTTGCGCTAGCGTATGGGTTGGTTATAGCCTGCATAGCGTTTTCTTTATCAGTTATAGCACCTTCTATTTCCCCTGCTTTTATTCTCGCTTTTTTAGCTTTATTATTATTAGAAATAGCACTAGCTGTGTTGGCTCCAACCGCTATCGCGCCTCCTACTACCACTGCTGTTGTTACTGCTGCCATATTAATTTATTTTTTTCATTAATTCATATGATGGTGTTTTATCCACAAACCATCCGCTTTTTTCAAAAGTGTTAATCAAGTTTTTATGTTTTCCTACAAATAAAACGTATTTAAAACCTTGAGCTTTCAATATATTTTCTGCTGCATTTATAAAGAGTTCTAAAGCTTCTTGCCTGTCGTTTTCTCTATATTCTGGGTCTGATATTATATATTCTACCCAAGCTCCTTTTGAGTTAGTAGTATACATAAAACCAGCAAGTATTTTTCTTTCTCCTTTTTCTACCATTAGACCACAAAGGCCATTATCGGGTAATGCTTCTCTATCAGGTGTTTTCCACCCATTCCATTTTTCCCACCAAGTTGGTAAAATTTTCCAGTCTGATTCTTGTAATCTTCTAATATTTAATTGCATTTAATTGATTTGATTTGTTCTTATAAATTTACTACCTGCGGAGAATAGTTCTTTAACACCGCCTAATTGAGTACTTTCGTCTGTGCTAAGTTTAACTTCAGCTGTAAAACCTTTTATACCAGCCATATCTGATCCATAGATAATCTCTTCGTAAGCTACGTCACTATTGTTAATTAAGTTAGACATGTATACGTTTTCTTTCCTATTAAACCCAACTCTTAAGTTATAACCTTGATCGTCTATGTATAAACCTTCAGTGAAACTTTTAACGGATGCTGATGTGTCTCTAGTTTCTTCCCAATTAGAATAAAAATCTGGACCTGTAAAATAAGATCTAAAATAGTCTACTTGCCATCCATTGCTTCCTTCATAACTAACTGTTTTAAAGTTTTTCATTATTGATGGTTGGGGATTGAAAACAAAGACTATACTTGAATTATATTGTTCTCCATAAAAATAGCTTCTATTAGCTGTAGGAAAGTAGTGTTGGTATAACTCTATATTGTTAGACGTGTAAAAATTTCTTTTAAAACTTTGTATTATTGTTGGTTTATAAGTATAGAAACTAACCCAACCTCTAACAGTTTCATCATAAGCTAAAGTTTTATATTCTCCAACTTCTTCATTTGGATTAGCTGGTTGAATAGATAGTAAATACTCGTCAGCATAGTTATCAAAGCCACCAACAACAGAATCTTTTCTAAAACTTGAAAATGTGGCTTCATCATCGACAGGTATGTCTATTTGGTTGTTTAAAGTTATATTTACAGTTGAATTAGCTCCAGATCCAGCATATCCAGTTAAATCCACTATTATGGGTGAATTAGGAAATGATTGTAAAGTCATTCCATTTTCTAACAACTCTACATCTTCACCCTCTGCCGTTATAACATAACCACTTCCTGCTTGTAAAGTAACTGAAACATTATATAAAGAAAGTTGTTCTCTCAAAGAACCTAACTTGTCTCTAAAAAAATCTTTCATACCATAGTTGCTTATTTCAGTAAGCCCATCATACGTAAGTCTAAGAACTTTTCCTCTATAAGCATCTGTAAAATATCTTCTAGTACCAAAGTGAGCGAAACTTTCAGGATTTTTACTTATTCCATAATCACCATTATATGGTGTAACTTGACCAATAACTACATCAGCAGTTGTAAGAGAACCGCCTCCTGAAGCTGAATATATAGCATCTTTATCAATTAAACCTCTACTACATTTATTTTCTTGTAATATGTCTAGATTAGTATTAGATGCAAATATTTTTTGTATAGATCCATATCTTGGATCTACATCTTTTCTTATATCTTCAGCTATAGAAAACACATTAGTTTCATTTATCTGTGTTGTAGAGTTAAAAATGCCTGAATATATTATACTTGAACTTAGTACTTGCTCATCTTTTATTTCTACAGCTGCGTAAGCTTTTGGTCCTAATTCTGTTTGTGTATTATTGTAACCACCTCTTATTCTAGATTCTTCTACGTACCAATTGTATTCAGCTGGAGCACTGTTTTTTCTAGTCATATCAACGCCAAAACAAGGGTAACCTTCAGGAACCCAAGGTAAACTAGGCCAAACAGCTTCTGAGTTAACTTTAACGGAAACATTATTAGTTCCTGAGTTAGTTTCAAACAAACTACCAACAGCTCTTTTAAGTAAAAAAGTGTTAAAATAACTTACCTCTATTACTGTACTCATATAATTACTTGTTTTAAATTAATATTACTAAGTGTATGTAGGACAAATCTCATCGCTTGTGTCTCCTGTAAAGCAATTTACTTCAAATTGTATGTACCTATATATAGATATACCAGCTGGTGTTTGACCTACTAAAGCACCATCTGATAGTTTAACCAACAACATGTAACCTAAAGGTTCATTTGATTTTTTGTATATTGGATTATTACCACCACAATCTATAACATTAGGTATACTACCAAAAGCAACAACATCCCAATTGCAAGTTCCACCTGGATCACTACACGCATACCAATTGTTGGGCGTAACAAAATTGCCACTTTGAAAAACATTGTCCAAGCCGAAACCATTTGGATTACCAGGTCTAACACTTCTATTATAAAATATTGTATTAGAAAAAGTTTGCGTTCCTTGTTGTGGTGAATTTCCAATTTTAAACCATGGATCACCAAATGGTGAATTCCAATTATTTGTTGCATTACTACCATCTAACTTTATATAACCTGAACCTGACTCAACCCAAGCTTCTTCAATCTCCCATCTTAATTGTCTTCTGTTTGGCTCTGGAGAATTTGTTGAAGGATCAGCGCTTCCATTAAAACCATCTAAAACGACTAAAGGAGAATAAGTGTTAGAATTAGGTTGAGGTTGACAAGGGTTTGGATCTGTAGGTCCATTTGATCTTACTCTTGGTTTTAAATTTAAATTAAGTCTATTAACTGGATTTACAGGAACTGGATTAGATGGGTTAAAAGTAGGAGGTGGTACAGGCATAGGTGTTTGTGATCCTACAGGATAATAAGCATAAGGTGATATGTTATTCAACAAATTAGGAGGTTGTACAACTATGCTATTAGTAACATTACCGTTAACCACTTCAAAAGTAAAAGTATAATTATCAACAGTAGGTGAACTAGCATACCAAACAAAATATTGGTTTGGGGCAATAGCCATTTTAAAACTATTGTTAGCATTTTTTATAAGCGTAGTGCTGAATACACTAGTAACGTTTCCACCATTACCGTTTGTAGCTAAAGTGAGTGTTATAGAAGTACTACCGTTATTTATTACTAATCCACCAGCCGTAAGAGGATAAAAATCACCTGTAACTATATCGCCATCACCCATGCTTTCGTCTAAAAAGAAGTTTAAAGACTCTAAATCGGTTGGTAAATCATTATCTTGTGCTGGATCTTCATCTAATATAAAGTCATTTAATTCTGATATTAATCCAGTAGTATTTGTTTCGTAAAATATGGGTATATTAGAAACTGTAGGAGCTGTTTCATATACGCTTAATACTCCTACTTTGTAATTAGGTAAAGGCCATTGTTCAGGAAAATTAAAAGCATAACTTGAACTTCTAGGATCAAGTTGATTTGATTGATCAAGATAACCAACAGCTGTACCTATTTGTTTTTGAGTTGAAATACTTGCTATTAAAGCAGAGTTGTCATTGTCAAATTCAATTTGATTACTTAAATCTCCAGCTATAGAATAAAAAGGCGAGATTCTATAATCTCCTGTAGCTCCAAATTCAAAACCATTTATAGATCTATCCGTGCCAACATCTTTAGATTTACCTATTCTAACTACTTTATCCGCTGTTTTTTCAGGTGTTATTTGTATATTTTTATTTCTCCATTTTACCAATGCATCACCATTAAAAATATTGTTACCACCATTAGGTGCAAAAGCGTCATCAACTAAATAATTAACAACCCTTGGCCACATGCTTACACTACTATTAAAAAGAGATTGTTCTGGACCTACTTCTTGTAAGTCTCTTGGAACTTTATTTATGTTATCTCCATATAGAGGTGTGTATGCCTTTATTTTACTATATGTAAAACCAAAAGGAGTAGACCAAAAACCACCAGCTGGTTGTGTCTGTGTGGTTGATGGAGCATCTTGAGTAGAATCTTTGTCTTGAGGTAAGTTATTTAAAATGCCTGGAAGATAAACATTGTAATAGTCTTGTTGCTGCTGTTTAACTACTATTTTATAAGTGTACCAACCCAGAGGATTCGCATCTTTTAAAACTTTTACTTCCACTTCTATATCAGGCACACCACTTCCAGTTGGTTCTTCGAATAACACAAATTCACCTATTCCATAATTTTTTCCAGCTTTAATTATATTAGCACTACTTACATTTGTGTCTCCATTAGCGTCTACTGCAACCTGCAATGTTAAACCAGTACCTACACCTTCAGTGTCGTAAGCTTCAACTTGATAAGTATTATTAGGTAACCAATTAGCTCCTTGACTTAGAACTTCAAACTGTAATACTCCTCCTTCATCGGCGTATAATCCAGCATATCCAACAGTATTTAAAGCTGATGGTATTACATTGTTAAATTTAACCTTTAAAGAATCACCTGGCCAAACATCTTCTGGTTCAATACCATTGTAAGAAAACAAATCTTGTCCTTCACTTCTATAGTATGAAAAAGTTGTGGATCCTCCAAATTGTCCTAAATTACCAAACTTATTTGTTTTTGATAAATCATTTTGAGATAATATAACGTCAGATTGTCTTCCGTATCTGTCTGATAAAACAATACCAACTTGATAAGTTCTGTTTTGTTTTAAACTATGATTTTGATACTCTTTTCTATAATATGGTTTAGTAACTATACCAGTTACTCCTTCTTTTAGTTTAGGTGTCACACTTACGCTATAATCAAAATTGTCTGGTACAGCTGTTTTTGCGGTGTAATTAGCATATAATATTCTATTACCAGCGGTGTCTTGTGTTAAAGCTCTTATAGGTGTTACATCAGAAACTCTTACTAAATAAGATTCAGGTAAAGTTCTAATAGGTTTTCTAGAGTTGTAAACATATTCATAAGTATCAGTAGTAGTAGCATTTATTATTTCTTGTGTTTTTATAGTATCTAAAACCATTAAATTTAGACTATCTGAAGATTTATACAATATATCAATTTCTTGAACATGATATATATCATAAAGATCACTAAATTTATCTACATCTGCCGCTGTTGGAATCTGAAGTTTTACTTGAGTTATTTTATTTTCAAAGAAAGAAGCTATCGTACTATCATATATTTGTTTTTCACCATCAAAATTATCTTCTTGTCTATTTTGTATATAACCATCGTTTTTAGGAACAAATATAGATTGCGTAAATGGAGAAGCTATAGAATACTCATTATCGTCAAATTTAAACCTATAGGCTAATTTTATAAACTTATCTTTTAAAAAATTTTCATCTCCGGGAAATTCAGAATCATAGTACGGGTTTAAACCTATAGTTAGCGTATCGCCAATATTTAAATTAGGAACTTCATCTGAAAGATATATCTCACCATTTATTACGTTAACTTTTAATATAGTTTCACCCCAACTATTAGTATCTTCTAAAATACCAATTCCAACGCCTTCGCATAAAATTCTTTCATTTCCAGCAACACTTTCAACGCCTACATATTGAGCAATATTCGTTGCTGCGTCTACTTCATCACCGTTAGAAGCGTCAGGTTTTGTGCAAATACCTTTAATCCAACCAGATGCTGAAAATTGATTATCTGTTATTTCTATTTGAACATAGTAAGGCAATGTTTTAGATGTAACATCTCTCATTGTAGACTCTATCTCTCCACTAGAATTTTCTTTCCATAACTTTATAGGATCCCAAGGAAAATACTTAGCAACAGATATTTGTTCTTCCCTATAATAATAAGGACTACCAGAAGTAAAACTTTGCTCTAAAGCTTTTGTTATGTTTATTTTTCTAGGTTGATTACGATTGTCAGTCCAAAACAAAAGATTTTCAAGTATTGTTACACCTTGTACTGGATGAGTTTTAGAAAAATTCAAAAAACTACCAGCTACTAATATTAAGAAGCTATCTGTATCAAAATTATAATATAATACAAAACACTCTGAGCCACTTGTAGCTCTATTTGATAAAGTGTTAAAAGACGAATCTGTATAGTTTGTCGCGAAAGCATACAAACTATTGGTACTTTCATCTACTTGTGACCCTATTATATCTAAATTTCTAGTTGTTATACCAAAATTAGTTAAAAGATGATTACCTAAAATATTTTCCATAGCCCCAACATCATCACTTTCTGATTTGTTTACAGCTATATTTACGCCTTCTCTATACTCTCCGTTAGGTAAAAGTCTCTCGTCCAAGTCTTGATTCATTTTGGACTTCATAAAAGTATTTTTTATTTCTGGCATAATTAATGTTTAATCCATTTTGACTTACCTCTCATAACCTGTGTAAATGTATCTAGTTTTATATTTTGTAATCTTATTTTAGCATTTCTAGTTTTCACAGATTTTTCTTTTTTGTAAAAGCTTTTAGTAAAACTATCGATATCTTTTCGAGGTGCTATTACATTATACATTATTGACATGTACATTGCTTCTTCTGCTAGTTTAGGAACTCTCATATCGCTTTCGCTTCCTAATCCATCAGATATGTACTTTAACACTATAGTTCTATTAGCTAAATCGCTTGAAAAAGAAAAATTACCAGTTCTTTCATTAATGCTAAACCAACCATTAGAATTACTATATTGAGGATCTAATCCAAATCTTCTACCATAAACAAATTTCCACCAAACATAATCATAAACACCACTATAACCTTCCATGTTGAAAGCTCCTGTTATATTGTTGTCGTTAGCATTAGCCCATTCTTCTTCTATTAAAGATTGTTGAGCTTCATTATTTTCGCCAAATGAATTTTGTGTAGGTATGCCATTAGAATCTTGAATAGGTAGTTCAGTTGGATTAGTACTTAATCCTTCTAATGGATTAATAGTGTGTAAAACACCTGATCTATCTGACCAAGCTACTCTAACATAGTTCACGTAATCTTGTGGTATTGGCACAGATAAACTTGGGGGTATTGTTAATTCTTGAGATTTCAAGCAGGGTAATGTGTCATACGAAAGCTCTTGCAAACTTCTTTTAGCATGAAAAAGTATATTAGTCCTTTTAACATCGTTTAATATTTGGTCAACACCAGTATAACCAATTATAAAGTTATCTACAATATCATTAAGTGATATATAACTATAATCACCATAATTTTTATTTATAGCATATTCTTTTAATTGACACAATATAAAATCACCAGCTAAAACTTGATTTTGCAAACCAACTTCATTTGTAGAAGGATTTATTATATATATTTCAGATTCGGGAATTTGTTGTAAAGTAGTTGCGTGAAATAAATTAAAGTTTGAACTAGATAATATTTGATCACCAGCTTGATTGTAAGCACTAATTAAAGTAGTGTTAAAACCTTGTCCTGTGGCTGAATTTCCAAATGTTAGTGTAGACGTATTGCTAGGAAGTGGACCTAAAACTTTTTGTCCTGAATAATATTCTGCGTTTGATTCTTTTATAAGTCCCATTTTAACTTGCTTCTAATTGATCTTGTTGAGCTACAGCTTGTGCAGCCGTTTGAGTGATCTGTGAATTTCCTATTACTATACCTGAGTACGCTAATATTCTTAAAATAACTTCAGTTTGGTCTGTTTCGTCTATTTCAAAATCTTGAAAACCAGTTGAAGGTATAACACCTGGATCTACAGGGTTACTAGAGTTATTGAATATATAATTGCCTAAACCAGCATTTATAGTATATGCCCAAACAACATTTTTAGGTTTTCTAATATATTCTAAAGTGTATGTAGAATTAGTATCGCTTATCGGTAGTGTTTTTATCTTGTCACCTATCTGTGTGTATATAGGCCCTTGCACACCGCTTGTAGGTGCAGTTGGGATAGGATTTGTTAAAGGAGATCTAACGATATGGTTAAACTCTCTTTTAGTAGTTTTCTCTACTTCAATATCTTTATAGTCATATTTTTTATACATTATAGAACCTAATCTATAAACTTCACTTGGTAAGGTAGCTTCACCAGCGTTGTTAAAAACCAAAACTTGTTCTTCTTCAAAGTAAGCTATTTTTTCTTCTAAAAGTTTAACTCTATTAGCATATTCACTACTATTTCCACCAACTCTCAATTGTTGATTAAGATTTTCAAAATAAGTTTCAAATATTTCTAACTGTACTTGCGTAGCTATTTGATTAAACTCATACGGTGTTATATAACCTCTTTGTTCTTTGTTTATTATACTTAGTACAGTTTTATATACTGTGTTTACATTTATAGCCATTTTAGTCTTTTTATAAAAAAAAGGCGGCGCTTTGCCGCCCTTTTACTATTATTACAGGTTAAGAAATTATTTTAACTTTTTTTCTATAGATTTATAAACTTCTACGCCATCATCAGTTTTTAACCACGCTGCAAAAGCAGAGTATGGGTTTTCTTCAAACGGAACAGTCATTAATTTTTTACCATTACTAGCCCAAGCGAAAGTTCTTTGATCTGCAGATAATTTTATTATCATTGCTTCAGTAGCTTTGATAGCAAAATTTCTAAGTTCAACATTATCATCATTTGATAACTCTAAAAACAAAGCTGGGTTTCTTTTAGCAAATATAAGTAAATCTCTTTTTATCTCCTTAGAACTCATCTTAGACACTCTAGAGCCTTGTTCAACTCTTAATATAGCTTCACAATGTTCTATATCTAACTCTCTAGCTAAAGCAATAGCTTCAAATTCTAGTTCTATGATATCTATATCATCTTCAGCGTTTTGAACTGTATCTAACTCAGTGTACTTCTTATTTAGTTCTGGGTGATATAAAGATAATAACTTTTGTAAGTTTTGTTTTTCTTTTGGTACATGTAACACACCATCTTTAAATACCACATGCTCTAATGTTGACATACCTTGCTGTTCATCTGTAAACACAGATCTTTGATTACTAGCATATCTAAGTTCTCTTTGATATCCTTTTTCAGCATCAAAATGCATTAATGGAAAACGCCTAGTATGTTTAGAACGTAGTGTATACGTTAATGGTGATTTATCATTTAAAAGATAATAGTTTCTATCTTTAACTTCCCATGTTTTTTCTTTTGTTGACATAATATAATATAATATAATTTATTTTTTTGTTTTATTTTTGTGTGCTATATTCTTCTTCCCATACTTGTAGTTGTTCATCTCTAACTGCAGTTAAAAGTTGAAGACCATCATTAAGAAGCTCTTGCAAGCCCACTTGATCATAACTGTATAAATTTTCGGTTAGATCTCCTGTATCAAATGGCCAAAAAGATATAAAACTTCCATCAGGAGTTTGCATTTTATTTTGGTCTTGTCCAGATCTAGAAGCAGTTCCTAATCCTTCTGCAATATAAAGATTAACCATTCCTCCAGCATCATTGTTTATGAAAGGATCAAAATACTCTTTGTTTTTTGTTTTAAACCAATTACCTGCCAAAGTAGCGTATTCATCAAGAACAGCTGGATAATATTCAATTTGGTAACTAAAATCAATAATCTCAGTTTCATCTGAAGCCATTGATTTAGAAAAATTACTATTTATTTCAGCAGCAGCTTTTGTGTAAATACTATGACTAACTTCACTACCATTTAATGGGTCATACGGTTCCATTAATTGATCAACGTATTTACCTAAAGACGGATTTCCTGATATATTTATTACTTTTCCAAACGTGGGATTAAGTTGAAACGACTGGCTTATTAAAGCAGAAGCAGCAAATAATGCATACCTAATACCCTTGTCTTTTGGGATGGCTAATGCAATAATAGCACCTTCTCGCCCCAAGTATAAACATGTAGCTTCTGTAAAAGGATCGCCATAAGGTATGTATGCTTTGTTATCAAGGACTTGCCCGTTCACTGAATTACGTAATGCAAGACCTCCATTGATTCCAAATGGCGGTTGGGCTACTTTATAACTTATTGTTTTTTTCATAATTTTTATATTTTAAATACAGCCTCTGATTTAAATCAAAGGCTGTATTATTAATTGTTATTAGTTCCCTCCACTTTGTACAAACTTGTATATGTGCTTTTTGACAATAGTGTCAGCTGAAACATTAGCATCTGCAAAAATTGGAGCAGACTCTGTTTGTAATTTAGCTAGTTGATAAACTGGTTTATATTCTTGACAACATAATTGTGTTGAACATTCTTTTTCTTCCAATACAACATTTCCACTACTGTCTATAACAGCTGGCCACGTAAATGGACCTCCAGCGACTATTGCTACACAATCATTAGCTAAAGTATCTGCATCATCGGCAACTTGTTGCCCCACAACATTCAATTGTCCAACAATCGCTTTAAAATCATCAGTGTTAAATGAAGCACCAAATTCTGACCAAGAATATATCAAACTGAAATCAACTACTGCTGTATCTGATAAACCTAGTGATGATACAACACCATTCATTGATTTTTGACCATCCAGTGCAAGATAAGGTATATACTCTGCATTCAAGGACAATTCTGTACCTAAATTAGGATATCCTGTTTCATTAGGGTATAAACAAATGTATCTATAAGCAAGTTCAATTCCAGCGTTCCAGTTTATTATATCTTGACTTGGATCAACCTTATAGTTTTCAATTACATAATTACTTCCACCCCAGCCAAAATTCGTTGATTGTGGGCTAAAGTCAAAATTGGTAGGTAAATCATTATTTGGAGACGATATAAAATAAGAACCGTCTGTTTGTGCTATTTTTACTTTTATACTTGACATAATTTATGTTTTTAAAGATTAATAAATTACGCTACAAATAATACAAAGTTATTAGCAGCCTGTACACATAGACATCTTTCAGAAAGATAATGAACTTCCATAGCATCAAGAGATGAAGTATAAGCTCCACCTACTGAACCAGTGATCCATGATTTCATTCTTCTATCGTCTGTTTCAGAAGCTCTGTATCTTACGTGTAAGAACGGGCGTCTGATGTTTGATCCTAACATTTGATCATATACTGTTGAAGTTCCAGCAGGAATTAACACACCTTTGATATCGTTAACCATACCTCTTGTAGAAGCATCGTTTAAGTATTTCCAGTCAGTTTTGTAGAAGTCATAAGAACCTCTTCTGAAACCAGAAAAACCAAAGTTTAATGCCATTTCAGCTTCGTTATCGAATAAACCATAAGAAGCAGCGCTTGTGTTGTTATATCCACCACCAGCTTGAGCAGCAATCATATCATCAAAGTCTAAAGCTGTAGCCCTGTCTAAGAATAACATGTTTTCTTCAATAGCACCTTGTAAATCTAGTTGTGAAAGTATTTGATCGAAATCACCTAAAGCACCAGCACCAGGATTAGCAGCACCAGAAAAACCAGCATATACATTACCTCTTTCTTCTAAAGCAGCAAACATACCTTGAGTACCAGTTCCATTAGTACCACCAGTATAGCCAGCAACACCAGAATTAGCAGCGGCTAATTCACCTTCAACCATCGCCATTTCAAGATAATCTTCATATCTTAATCTAGTTTCTGATTCAGCTTTCATATACCATAAGAATCCAGACGTTCCGTCTTCTGTAGCAACTTCAACCCAACCGATTTGAGCAGTGTCAGAACCATTAACTAAATACTTGTCTTTAATAATAGTTGGTTTGTTAGAGAACTGAGTGAAAGATGGAGTTACTGATCCTTCCATTCCTAATGTTCCTTTTGCAAAGTCAGATCCGTAAACGAATACTTTTAAATCAGCGTTTGATAAAGCAGCAAAGTCAGCAGCAGTATAACAAACAGCAGTAAAATCTAAGTTTGTTGGATTTCCAGGATTTGGAGCTACAGTAATTAAACCTTTTAATGTTAATCCAGTAGCTGGATCAAACACCACGATGTTTTGATTAACTCTAACAGCAACCTCATTACCACCAGGTACAATAACTGAAAATACAGTTTCACCATTAGCAGCAGGTGCTCCTTTTGATACATTGTCATAACCAATGTGTAATCTATTTTGTTCAGACCAAATTACTTGATCAGATGTCATTGGCATTTCAGCGCCAACCATTCTTAAAAATCCAGATAACGTTCTGTTACCGAATCTCTCTACTTCCTGCTCATATAATTCAGGTAAGTATTGTTGTGCAAAACTGCTAAAGTCAGCAGCATTTGGATCAGTCCACTGCAAGTAGTTACTTGACAATATTGACTGGTCTTGAGTTGGTGTTAATCCAGCGTTTTGCACTGTAAAATTTCCTAAAGCCATAATTTTTGGTTTTAATTTTTATCGTTTTTTAATTTTTAATTTAGAACTATTGGCCCCACTAATAGCTTTAACCTTTAGACCATTTAAATAAATAGAGTCGTCTGGTTGCGATATTCGTGGTGAATTACTTATATTTTTAGAATTAGCAGCTACGTTTTTAATAGCATCAGCTTTTCCTTGTTCATAAAAGTGACTAGCTATAGTATCTATGTTTTTAGCAGCGAACAAAGATTTGTGATATTTGTTTAAGTCTTTAACTCTACCTTCTTCATCAAGGAACATCCCCAAGAATTTAGTAATGTCAGATTGACTATCTAATAACTCTTCTGTATTATTAACATTATATCTAACCTTTTTCTCTCCAAGATTAAAATCAAAACCTTTGAAATCTTCTTTAAAGAACTTGTTAGTGTTGTCAATAAACTCTTCGCGAGTCTTTTTAACTTTCTCTTGTTCGTTATTGTATCTATTGAAAAAGTCCATTGCTTTTTGTTGTTCTTGAGTTACGCCTGGTCTCAACTTGATCTCATCGTAATATTTGGATTTTGTTTCTTCAAGAAAATCTTTAGCTTTGGCTACTTCTTCTTTTATAGCAAGCTTTCGCTTGCGTATAGTTTTTTCATCATCTTCTTCTTCATTATATGAAAATTCATCATTAAGTAGAAACTCAATTTCTTCCATATTTAAATGAGGTTTAGAAGATTTATAATATTCTTTTAATAATGTTACGTCATCCACTTTGTTGTAATCAGCGTTTAATCTAACGTAATCTTCTACATTACCACCAGTTTCTTCCATAAATGAAACTAGTTTCTCTATATTTTCAGGTAATTTTTTACCTAATACTTTTTCGTCTCTAACAGCTTCTTTAAGTTCTTTTTCAACTTCTTTAGTTTCATTTTTAACTTCTTCTTCTGTTATTTCTTGAATCGGCGACCCACTCTCTTCTTTGTTTTCTTCTTTGGTAAGCTCTTGCACGGGCGGTTTGGATACGCTTCCTTCCATCTTTTGTACATCTTCGGCTTGTTTATTTTCATCCAAGTGCACTGTGCTTGACTCTGTAGTGGCATCTTCTTTATTTTTACTTAAATCAATTTTATTGTTTTCTACTTTTTTATTAGAAAACTTTTTTGGTTTTTTCTTCATTTTAAACTCACCTTCTTGAGGTATGTTTTCTTTTGGCTTTTCTTCCATGATATGATATTATATAATTAACGTGGTACTTCAAAGTTAGTAGGTAAAGTATCTTCTTGCCTTTGTTGTATCATTTGACTCTGTTGAGTCGCTTGTATTTTAGTTCGTTTGTCTTTACGATCTTCGATTCTATTTTCTTTCTGTTGCATAGCATCAACTTCCATTTGTTTTAATTGTTTGTCAAAACCAAATTGAAGTTCTGCTAATTGTTTTTTAAGTTGACCTTCTGTTTCTATTTTTTGTAATTCAAATTGAGACTTACCTTGCTCTATTTGAAGTTCTGTTTGAGCTATCGCTTGTCGCTTTTGAACTTCTGCAGCAGCTGTTCTTTCAGCTGTTTGAGCTTGAGCATCTGCTTGTGCAGCTATCATTTGCTGTTGCTGAGCGTTGTCTTGTTCTCTTTTCTGTTCTTCTTTTAATTTTAAAAGTTTATTAGCAAGCTTAAGGTTTTTTATTTCTCTTATATCTACAGCGTCTGGTAAAGTTATACTTTGTTGTTGAAGAGCCATTTGAATGTTTTGCTCAAGCATTGCTCTTTCTTCCTCATCAGGTTCTATTTCTAAGTAAATACCAAAATCGTATAAATGTATATTTTTTATTTCTTCTAAAGTTTTAACATTATACAAACTAATACTGTCTATTAAACTTTCTCTTAATAAATCAAATTCTAAACTATCTGAAACTCTAAGCGAAATATTTTCACAAGCTCTTAATACTAGATATAAACTAGCACTTAATATATGTCTAGTAGCAGTGTTTGAGTTTGCTGCAGCTAGCTTTTGTAAACCTACTAAACTATCTTTTGATGGGTTACTACCATCTCTAGCTTCATTTAAACCGGTCACGTCTCTTATCATTTGTAAATAATATTGATAAGTCTGTATTAAAGCCTGAATTTTTTGCTGACCGCTTGATGAAGTTAGCTCTTGTATTGGAACTTTACCGTGATTAAAGTCTCCATCTTGAGTCATTGATCTACCTACAATACTACCAGTTTGAAAATACATATTTAATGCTTCCGCTGGATTATAACTAGTGCCATTACCTAAATCAACCTCTGCTAAACCATCAACATCCATAAACACACCATCAGGAACTGTTCTAGATAATACTTGCTGTAGTTTCAACGAGGTCAACTGTATAGTATCAGCAAAACCTATCATACGTTCTACAAGAGATTCTATACGTCCTTTGTAAATATGAGGAGCAACTATTTGATAATTCATATTTACTTTTGTAGCATTAGAGAAGGGTCTAGTCATATTTTCAGCTATTTCCCATTCCAACATTATAGGATGACCTAGTATTTTAGCACCTTTATATAACACTTCTACTGATCTAGAAACTCTATCAAATTTATCACTTGGTGGTGGGTTAAAAAAATCGTGTTTTTCTATAGCTTTTTCTAAACCTTGATCAGTATATTTTATTTTATAAACTTGATCAGCAAATGTTTTATATTCAAAAAACAGCACCTGAACAGTGTTATTATTGTCCTCTCCTTGCCAGTTTCTTGTATAATTAGTATTACCTGGATATTTTTGAATTTCCTCTAACTCTTTTGGTGGTATTTCTGGATATAACTTTTTTAACTCAGGTATACTCAAAGATTTAACTTCCCCAACGTAATATATATCCTCAAAGTTAGGATCTTCTGTATATGACCAAACTAAGTTAGCTGGATCAACATAATCAACAGTAATACCTTCAGTTCTATTCCAACCTGTTTTTACTGCGCCAATACCTAAAACAACTAAATCTCTGTTAAATCTATTTCTTACTAAGTCAAATTTATTTTTAGCTAAAGTATTTTCTATTAATTCTTCTTCAGCTATTTCAATTGCTTGCTTATAGTCAAGCTGCATGTGTATTTCTAATTCTTCTTCAGTCTCAGGAGAACCTTCTGGTGCTTCAGCTATATCTATATTTAGCTTTGACTTTACTTGATTTATAAATTGTCTAGTCTTTATATCTCTAAGTATTTTTTCACCGTAGTCAGTTCTTTTTTTCTGTGAAGAAGGATCTTGAGAATAAGCTTTTATATCGTAAACTTTTTCAGACATTCCATTAACTACAATATCTACAAATTTAGGAATAACAGGCACAGGTTTCCAGTCTAGGTTTAAATACGATAAATCTCCATTCACGGATAATTCGTCTTTATATTTTTGCACTGATTGTTCTCCTCTAGAATATAATCTTCTTTGGTGAAATATATTATAATTAAAAGAATATCTAGTTCCACCAACACCTTGAGCAAACCATTGTCCTTCTATTGCTCTTGCCACTTGCATACCGTAGTCTAGTGACATTTTCTCTTCTTGAGGTACTACTTGATCAGGAAAGGAACTTCTATTATTGGTGTAAATCATTATTTATTATTTTTGAAAGTATACCATTATTGTTATACGTTTTTATCCCTAAATTAATTTTTTTAGTTTGTCTACTGGCAATTGGTTTATACTTATTTTTATTGCAAGCCATTATCGCTAAACCTGAACTAATAGAAGCATCGTGTTTTGTTCTTCTATTTATATCAAATTGAGCCCAATCTTCTAAGGTTTTTTGATGATACATATCACCATAAAAGTCACCTTTTAAACCAACATATGAATCTATATAGGATTCTATAGCCGCCGCGTGTGCTTGTTTAATATCTTCGCTAGAATTAGGTATTCCACCTATTTCTTTTTCTGTAGTTGAAAGCTTGTTCCAAACTTTATCAGGCCTATTCATTGAAAAACCTCTATAACCTCTACGTTTAAAGTAATAAAGTAATCTAGGTTTATTGTTTTCTGCTAACAATGGCATTCCATAAAACACACATGCCATCAAAACTTCTTCAAAAAATATATCAGCAGTCTGAGGTCTAGCTATATATTCTAAAAAGAAATGATTTGGAGGTGCATCTTCCATAGAAAATTTTGTTAGTCCATGTAGTGATCCATTAGACCCTTTGCCGTCGACAGTACCACTAATATCATAAGAATCACAACCAAGTGCTCCGATATGATCATTTCCAGGGTATTTAACTCCATTTTTTATAATTACTTGATTTTGAAGATTTTTAGGTGGAACCCATGATATATTAAATCTACCATCTTTGTTTGGCATAAAAATAACATTAGTATCTTTAATACCATCCACCCATTGAAAACTTCCTGTTGTAACACTGTTTATATTGTTTATTTCTTCGTTATAATCTATCTGTTCGTAGATTTTAGTTAAGTTAAATAAACTTTGTTTAGTTTCATCTCTAAAAGCGTGCTTTTCTGTTCTAGGAAATTGTCTGTAATATTCGTTTAAACTATCAGCGTCTTCTTTTAATCCTTCAACTTCATTTTCCCAATGCTCTATTACTCCAATTTTAATTGGGATACCATCAATTCCATTTGTTTTATTTTCTGGCGTATTGAATACAGGTGATCCAAAAGTATCCATGAATCCTTCGTAGTTCCATTCCATAGGGATGAAAAGAGAATAGAGTCCGCTAGCTGTTTGTCCGTTTCTATTTCTTTTTGTAACATCTGAAGAGTAGTATAATTTTTTGAAGTTATTTCCACCTTTATCTAATGCATTTGAAGTTGAGCCCATCATACATTTACCTACGATCTTACGTCCTAGTCTTAATGTAGTTTTTGTAACTCTCCAGTTATTTAATATATTGTCAGGTCTTTCCCATTTACCACTTTCATCATGAGCTAATATTTTCAATTTCTCACCATCGTAAGAGTTGTCACCTGTGTTTTTCCAATCTATAGTTGTATCTAATCCTTCTAACTCGGCTAATTTAACATTGTCGTCTAGTTTACGTCTAGTAAGTTTCGAAGCTGGGACTCTATATGCCAGTTCGGTCTTAGGACGATCCATACCATCCTGGATCGGTTTGAAGAAAAACGGATAGTTAACGGATATCGGGACAACTTTATCTGTGAACATTTTTTTAGCATCTGCTCCAGACTTTGAAAGGATACCGAATCTAGCGTCTGAAGATATTGTGGCTTGGTTGACAAGTTCAGCGGACGACATAAACGAAAATCCTGATCGTCTGTTTTTAAGATAACACATTCCGTAGCATCTATTGTCAGCTTTGCAAGCTTGCCAGAATATAAAAAATAACCTGTTTGCTTCTCTATAATCGGCTGAACCAACATCGATTTTTGACCACTGCAAGTACATATAGTGAGTGCCTGTAATATAAGTAGGCACGCCGTTATTATAAAACCAGTAACCTTCTTCTCTTCTCTTAAATTCTTCATCTATATAATCAAACCATTTTTCTTTAAAATCTGTAGGATATTCCTCCCAGTCAAATCTGCTTTTAATTTTAGCTAATTCTTTTGGGTACTCTTGTTTTTCCCAGTATTGTTCCGTTTTGTTTTCGCTTCGTTTAAACGGTTCATGCTCTGCTGGTAAAGCAATCCTGAGATTTTGAATTTCAATGATCTGTCCAATTTGTCCAGTTTTACTAATTACTATAAAGTCATAATCTGCATTGTAACCATATTCCCACTTTTTTAATTTATTTTGTTTTTTGAGAATTTTGTCATTAACAACATCTTTTATTTCTTTCCAAAGTGTCTGTTGATAACTCATTTACTACGCCCTTCTGCAAAACCTTTAAAAGCTCTTTCTTCTTTTACTTCTTCTTTAGGTTTTCCTTCTAATAAGTTTTCTTCTTCTTCTAGTCTTTTTAATATTTCAAAAGCATCAAATATTGCTAGTTTTTTAGTTGCAGCGGCGTTCTTGAGTCGGTCCGCAGTCACATCCTCGCCCGTATCTACAATCGGTTCCTTTGCTACTTTTATAAGCTCCTTCACTGCTAATTGCCCAGCTTGGATTATACTCTTTTTCGTTTCCTTCGTATTCATGCTTAATTAAAATGTCTTTTGATTTCATACAATATAATAATTGATTGTCAACAACGAATTCCCATTGTCTTAAATCAGGAAAGCTAACTAAATCACCATCATTTATACCTAATGACTTTAGTTTTTCGTTTCCATATTTAATAATACCTTTGTTTGGTATTACTTTATCACCTAACTTTTCAGACTTTAAAGGTTTTATAAAACACCTGTCTAAAAATGCATTATTAACTCCGTTGTTATATAAATACACCTGATCAGGTGCACAAAAATATAAATCCTCTTTAAAATAAGATCTACTGTTTTGTTGGACTCCTTTCATATTGTAGAATCTTCTAAAGACATTATGATGAACATATACTATATCACCAGGTTTTATTGGTAGATCATAAGCGCTTGGAACACTTATCACCTTAGCCTTTTTATTTATTACTTTAAACTCTTCTATTTTAGTGTTTAACACTAAGGATTTATCACCAACTTTTTTTTCGTTGTTATATCTTTCGCCAACTGGAGTTATTATGTAGTCATAAAGACTATTCACTGTAACTTAAGTTATATTCAACAGAAACAGCCATATTAGAATTAAACTTTTTCCAAGGTAGTATTTCGTTGTTTTTTGTTATGTATATATTATAACAATTATGTTCATCAACCAATATATCAGATATAGTATGACCTCCGTAAACCTCTTGGCCTACGGAGTAATGCATTGCGTCATTCTTATAATCAGAACCTATACTTATTTTTCTAATTTTATTACTCATGATCGCTATTTAACAGGTTCTAGTTTTTGTTCTCTATCAACTTCTGTATATTCACCTGTTTCTACATTTATGTCTATAGATCCATATTTAGATTCTAACTCTTTTTTAGTTGCTTCCACATCAGCATTTACAGCAGCAATTTCGTGAAGTGCAGCATGCTTAGCTGTTTCTAAACCTCCTATTTTAAGCATTATAGAGTTTAACAAGCCTTGTTGTTCTTGAATTGTTTTTAATTCATCTTCCTTAATCTTCATTTTATTAAATTTAATTGTTTGTTTTTTATTTATATATTCTTTTTAAAAAGAACTTTTTCTCACTGAACAGAGTATTGGTACGCCAGTATATAAAGTACTAGATTTAGTAAATGTAACTTCATAATATCCAAAACCTGGTTGTAATGAAGCATCTGGAGTCCACAATCTAAGTATCATAACTTCATCAGTGGTGAAGTTAAAATCTAAAGTGCCTGTTGTAGTAGCATTATTTGCATTAAAGTCTGTAGTAGTTGTAGTAGTGCTTGTACCATCAAAGCTTGTGTATGATGCATGATATACAGAAGCGGTTGATCCACTTCCACCGCCTTGATTTGTTATTTCAAGCTCTATGTCACTAGCGCTTGTATCCCACCAAAGTCTAACAACACCATCATCAAACATATCTAGATCACCGACGTTACTTGGAGTTAAAGAGTTAATTGGCGCACTTGGCGTTGTCCATTCTACACTAGTTCCTGTTGATGTAAGAACTTGTCCTGATGTACCAGATGAAGCTGAACCACCACACTTAAAAGCGCTAGTAGGGCTAAGTCTTAAATCCATTTGGCTAGTAAGCTCTGCTACAGCATTACCTGAAGTTGAGTCAGTCAATGAAATTCTTTTTTGTCCGCTAATTCCTGTTTGTAGAAAAATAGTTCCAGATGTAGCGCCTTGTAGAGAAAAATTACCTTGTCCAACTCTTATACCAAAAGTACCTGCTGGATCTTTACCAACACTAAATTGTGAAGTTGTATTTCCTTCTCTAAAATCTATAAAAGAACGATTCCCACCTTGATCATTAATAACTGAATTACCGCCTGCATTAACGACAGTTTGAATATCTGGAGTTGAACCTCCAGCTGAAATCCATTCTACATCGCCTAATGTGTTTTTAGCAGCTAATACATCTCCAACCGCTGGAGTTCCTAAACTGGCGTTAGGGGTAATTCTTAGATTTCCACCACTAGTTAAAGTTAAATTAGTATTAGTTGTAGTTCCAATAATGCTAAAGCTAGTATCACTTGATATTGAGTTAACACTCATTGTAGTGATTGTATTACTAGCACCATTTTTGAAAAGAATACTACCTGTTCCTCCATTACTGTCAATAATATTACCATTATCTACTATAAATTGTAGATCTGAGGTACTTTTTGCAAAAGCACTGTCTATAGTCGCACCACTTATCTGCGCGGTTCCAGCCGCGTTATAACCAGCTATACCAGTCATATTAGCTAAAGTTGTTTCTACGGGTAAATTACTTATTTTTACGTTTGCCATTTTTATTTATTTAAGGTGCTGCTTCTTGAAGTAGCAAGTCTGTTGTGTTTTGTAGTTCTAAAAATCCTAAACCATTTTCAAGTTCAATGAAAAAAGTCTCCGCTGGCGGAGCAGATGGTCCTTTCGGTCTTCGAAGATCTTGAAACTGATTTCCTATACTTATTATCATTAGAATAAAGCTAAAATAACTTCTTTAGGGTCTACGCCTTCTTCATTTGCTTTGGCAGCACATACTGTTAAGCAAAGCACAGGCATAAAACTTCCAGCAGGTACATTTGTATAAGTTGCTTTACTTCCACTCTCCATTATAACAGTTAAACTATCCATGGCAGCGCCAACATATAAGGCAGCTCCTGGATTAAATGTAGCCCAATCACAACCAGCAGATTGACCTGGTTCTTCTCCTTCTTTACAGTTCCATTTTACTATATCTTTCTGTTTGAAAGCTTTTAAAGAGTTATCAACTGGTAACACATTACCTAATGCATCTATTTCGTCTATCGTTAACCTATTTTCCATAGGGCTAAATGGACATCCATAATCCCAAGGAAGAAATACAAGACTTTCTACTTGTACTAAATTATCTGCATTAGTTCCAGATGTATAAGTATTACTTTCTTCCCACACTACAGTAAGAATATCTCCTTCGCTGTAAGAAGATCCCGGACTGCAAGAACCCTGACAAATTTCAGCACTTGTAATTTCTCCATTAGGACCTATAGCTGTAACGCATATAACAGCTCCACTTCCTGTGCCGTCTGGATTTAATGTTTGATAAGTCTGCCCATTTGTAATATTTAGTTCAAAACCAGTACCTGAAGTATCTGGTCCAGTTAAAATATCTATACTTTTTACACCTGCATAAACACATCCTGGTAAGTCTTGTAAAGCTACAGCATCATGCGCGAATACTCTCGGCTGTTTTAGTGTTGTTCCTATTACACTCATAATTTATTATTTTCTTAATTTTTGAATTTTTTCAGCACCTCTGCTACCAAAGTATGCTACATATACTGTTATTAATAAAGCTTCCAATAATGAAACCCACCCGTTGTTTATTTCTAATACCACCGTTGAGTCCAGTACTATAAAAATAGTCATGGCTAAAGTTAAATATATAAGCGTCAGTGGTCTGGTATTTTTACTCAGCCAAGAGTCGCTTGTCATATCACTTTGCCATCTATTTGAGATGTTGTTCATCTCGGCAATATCTTGATCTAATAGCTTTAAAGCCATTTCTTTATCTTTGGGTTCTATATTAGAATCACCTGATATAAGATTTTTTACAATACCAAGTCCTCCCTTATCAGGAAGAAACTCTCCTACTGTATCTAATATAGCTGGAGCTTTTTCTTTTAAAAATACTCCAACTTTAGTTTCTTTAAATTTTTTCTTTTTTCTCATTTTAAAATAAACTTCTTCTAGACCTTCTACTACCTCTTTTAGCATATCTCTTATTAGATCTATTTCTAGCTTTTAGCTTTTGATCTTGAAGCCATCCTTTAGGGTCAAAAGTCTTTTTTAGTTTTTGAGTTCCGTCAGGTTTTACTTTATATATTCTATCTTTTTGAGCTTTGTTATAAGCTTTGTCTTCCGCTTTTCTTTCTGCCGAGGTTTGCTTTGCCATGTCTAATCCACAAGCTGTTGGGTCTTCAGGGTCACATTCGTATAATGATCTTCCTCTTATTTTTCCATCACTACTTACTGAGTACTTATTACTAGAGTTTGAACTAGTAGATTTTTTAGTTTCTTTTTTTTCTGTTCCGTCTACGCCTGAAGGGTCTTTGTGTATTTCAATAGTCCTTAACTGTGGTGTTGAATCTACAAATATACTTCCTCCTGTTTTGTTTATTCTTTCTAGAGTTTCTGTTTGTTCTGGGGATTTGCTAGGGCTTTTGTATATCTTGTCAGTTCTTTTAGCTCTTATATACTTGTTTAAATCAGATCCTTCATAACCATATTTAGCTTTAGCAAATCCTGAATCAATTTCGGCTTGAAGTTTATCATAAACTTTAGGGTCTTTTTTTGCAGAGCTAAAAGGTTTATAAATCTCCTTCATTTCAGTTCCTTTAGAAATATCTGTAGATTTTTTCCAAGAAGATTTTATTTTATCACAAGGTACTATATTTCCATTGCTGTCATAACAATCTGCCATATTATCTTATTTTACGTTTACTTTTTCTATTTCTTAATGGACCTTTAGATTTATAGCTATCAACAACAGCTCCAGCTCCATATTCAGCCATATATTCTTTATTAGACATTCCTTTTTGATTAGGTTTACCTTCATTAACTATAACATCTGGATTTTTAGGAACACCTTTATTATATAATCTTCTACTTTGTTCATCAAGTGTTTCAAACTCCATGTTTTTAGGATTATAATACAAACCTTTACTTTTTTTTCGTTGTATTTTTCTTGGGCTAGGATGTCTATTTGGCATAATCTAGTTTTTAAAAGCTAAAAGTAATTCTCTTAATCCCATACCAAAAGCTACACCAGCATAAAGTGGATGGGCTTCTAATAAAAGTATTGCACCTAACATACCACAAGCTACTGATTTAGAAAGTGGGTGATTTACTATTTGTTTTACTGTTTCCATAATTTTAATTTAATGACCCCAAGTAGATGGATCCATAGGGTCATAGTTTACATTATATATTCCGCCTACAGTACCTGGAACTCTAGTACCAAGATTAACTTTTTTACCACTAGGTTTGGATGATCCTGGCATAGGAGGTTTAAGTGTATTTGCTATATTAGTATTTGTACTTCCAGTTTTTGAGTCAGAATCGTCATCATCATCATTGTCTTTGCAAGCACTAGGATTTTCTCTACAATATTTTTCTTGTTGTTTTCTTTCCGCTGTTTCAGCAAACTTATCAGTAGCTTCCATCATTTTTTCTCCAACTACATTTGGGTCAGCTGGAGCAATATATCTAGGTTGTCTATAACTCATGATCTTCTATTTTTCATTTTACTACCTTTTCTAAGCTCTGGGTATTTAGAATACACACAACTTTTTATAGCTTCTGGGTCTTCAGCGTTATGCGCTAGACTTAGAGCAGACTTTGCTCTTTTTAAACTATCTACAGGATATGTTTCATCTGGTCCACAAAAATTACCTTTAGCAACGTTTTTATATGTATAAGCATTTGATTTACCTGGTTCTTCTCTAAGCTCTGTTAAATTATCTTTTTTCATAATACTATTTGTTATAAGGAAACATTTCGTTTAGCTTATTTTTTCTTGCGCTACAGCCGCAACCGCCTGGTATTTTATCAGCTAACTTTTTTATACCTGTAGCTGTAGTAAATTTTTCTATTGTATCGCCTAAACCTTTTGATTTCATTTTAATTTTTTTTCTTTTTATATAGTTCTTGATCTATCTCTCTACACCAGTCTCTGAGTTCTTTAACTTCTTTTTCAAGTTCATTAATATGATCAGTATGCCAATTTTGTTTTAAATCGTATTCTATACGATCTATAACAGCTTTAGGCATTTTTTTAGCGTCTGCTATGTCATCTTGTAAAGTATAATACATACCAACTAAAGACGCTGTAAACATTATTATACCTAAAATAGTTTTAAGATCTATTTTAAGTTCTGTATTTTGACTTATCTTCATAAATTTTTATACTCCTCAGTTGCATCAAAACTAGGGCAAGCTTTATTAGCAAAGTCTCTATGCCCATGTATAGTTGCTTCAGGATACATTGCTTTTAATGTTCTTAACACTGCTAGCAAGCTATCTTTCTGACAATCATATCTAGTATCTTTCGGGGTCTTACCATCTGCTTCTACGCCTCCGCAATAGCATATACCTATTGAATTACGATTCTGCCCTTTAGAGTGAGCCCCGATTTTAGCTATATCTCTACCTTTGTGTATTTCACCATATAAGTCTATATAGAAATGATAGCCTATGTCGCTCCAACCTCTACCGTCTACGTGCCAACTACGTATAGTATCTACAGTGTAGTTTTCACCTTCCCTGGTAGCAGAGCAATGTACAATTAGTTTATTTATTTCTCTCATCACTATTATTTTTCATCAGCCACCAACGATGGGCTGTGTAACCTATAGTAACTAATAAAAGTGTAATTTTTAACACTGGTTCTAACCAATCCATCATTGTAACGCCAAATGCTCCAGCATTTAAAACGTACAGTTTAATATCTTCCACAACTTACTGATTTGCTCTAAGAGCAGCGTTGCCTTTGTATTCTATATTATCTATTCTTAAACTAGTTCTAATAGACACATCTCTCGACTTCATAGATCTTTCTCCAGCTAAAGGCTTTAAACAAGGTTTACACTGTTTTCCTGCTGGTATTTGTTTTTCTCCGTAACTTGGCATAATTTATTTTTACATTGTTAGTGATTGTCCTGTAGCAGGATCTACTTGGGTAGTATTACCAAGTTGATTTACTTTAGCAGTTGAAGCATATACTGGATTCATAGGTAGTGTACCTGCTCCTGATATATCTTGAAACTGTGTAAAATTTCTTTGTGTTTGTGGATCTTGCTGCGTTTGCGGCATACCACTAAGTATTTTATTTGGTTGATTATTAATCATAATTAGTTTTATTTTTTAAGGTTTTTTTCTTCCTCTTTTTATTACGTTTTCTCCTTTTACAAAATATAAACCACCTTTTGGATCTCTTAGGTTGCCCTTTTCATCAGTGTCCCAACCTCCAAACTCTTCTACCATTCCTGATTTCTTATTTATAGGAACACCAGTAGTATCTATTTCCATATATCTCGCATTTGACCCATCTTCAGGTTCGTATTTTGTAGCTGTATGCCCTGTCATTGGAGTGCTGGGTCCAAATAAACTCGGAGCTTTACGCATTGGCAAAACTTTCTCAGGTAAGTCTTGATTAGGGTATACTCTTACAGTATCACTTGGAGCTGGTCGTGGTGGATCTATAGGTTTTTTATTTCCTAAAACATCTGAATCTGTTCGAGAAAAGTTAGCGTAATCTTTTTGATTGTTTTTTCTTAGTGCCATAATTATTATTTATATGATTTTTCGTAATCTCCCATATCATAATCACTATGATCAGTAGATCCAGTGCTGTGGAAATCGTCTAAAGCTCGTCTCTGCTCAGGCGTAAGATTATCTCTACCTTTAGCTTCTAACCTCTTCATTTTTCGAGCTTCTCTTTTCTTTTTGTTAAATAACTTACTCATTATCTTGTTTTATCTTTATTTACGTTGTTTATGGAAGTTTTTAAAACAACGTCCATATAGTTATTTTTAAGCTTTTTGCTGGGCATATCTTCTTCGCCCAGCATAATACGGTACATACGACTAATTAACTGTTTGCACTTTATGGATACTTTATAGATATGATATTTCTGCGTTGTCCTATTGCGTTTTCTCCAAACTACTATCCAACCCTCTTTTAACAATCTGTTCCAGCGCCTGTTATCCCAGCTGTATGAGTACGTACCGGTTTTAAAATCTTGTTTTGTGAATAAATCTACTGCTTCTAAATATATTAATAATTCTAAATCAGCATCATTTAATCCGTTTGTTTTGCAAGCCCACTTGCGAATGATTCTATAATGTTTAAGTAAATTTAATTCTCTAAGATCACCTGAGGTGAGTTTTCTCATTTCCAGTTTTTTCCTAAGTTTCTTTTTTTAACACCTTTTGTTATTGGTCTATCAGCATCGTCACTAGGTAGTAACTCTACTTTTTTATTACCTTTGTTAAAATAAAATTCTCTTTTTTCATTATTATACTCTGTAAGATCTCCTTTATTTTTATCAGTATAACCTTGTTTGAACTTTGAAATAGCATCTTTTCTTTTAGGTGGATTTTCTGGAAAAGGGTTATAAACTTTTTCATGTAATTTTTTATATCTATTAGTTTCAGATTTGCCTTTAGATTCCATCTTTTTCAACCTAGCATTTCTATCGTATTGTTTATTTTCTCTTTGATACTCTTTCCATTCTCCATCTGCTTTCATTTCTCTTCTATTCTCTCTTTTTCGCTTAGCGTTTTTCAACATTTGAAGTATACCTTCTCCTCTGACTTCATCAGGACGTTGAGCTCTTTTCTTGGAACTTGGAAAAACATTTTTCATATTATCTATATACGTTTCTTAGATTTCATATTTATCGTACCAGAACCTGACATCGATTTCATTCTTTTTGTTATCGTACCAGAACCTGACATCGTTTTTGGTGCCGTTCTAGTTTTTGTAGGTCTACTTGATGTAGTAGTTTTTGAAAAAGTTTTGCCACCCTTTTTAACTGTCTTTTTTGTTCTTGTGGATTTAACACCTACGTCTGTTTTAGAAGATACTTTAGATTTTGCTTTTTTAACTGGTTTATATTTTTTACTAGCATTTGCGCTACTCACTTTTTTGTTAAGGAACTTTTCTGTTTTCTTTTTTACCTTATCTTCCTGTTTTTTCTCTACCTTATCGTACTTCTCTTTACTAATGCTTTTTACTTTACCTCTTCTATTGGTTTTACTATAAGTTGTTTTAACTTCAGTTTTTCCATCTTCAACAGGTTTTTTTCTTTTAGGAGCCATTTTAGCACTTCTAGATGATGTTGATTTTTTAGCAGTTGGTTTTTTTCTAATTGCCATAATTATTATATTACTATTACTATATCTTGTTCTTTAATTACTTTGAACATTTTACTTTCAATTTCAATATTAAAACCAGCGTGTCTATCATAATAGATTTTATCACCTTTATTTAATAATGTTACATCAGAACCTGGGTTTAATACCTCAGCTTCTTGATATCTAATATCTTCTCGTTGTTTATCTGACAAGAGTAAACCACCTTTTGTTTCGGTGGTTTTTTCTTGTAGTTCTTTTATTACTATATATTTACCTACTGCTTTCATTTGCTCTTAAATTATTAATAACACAATCAGTGGATAATATAGTTGTAGCTACTGAAGCCGCGTTAACTAAAGCACTTTTAGTAACAAGTAATGGATCAATAATCCCTGCTTTAACCATATTTACTTCTTTTCCTGTAACCACATTTAAACCTTTGTTTTTAACATTGGGATAAACAATTTCAAGACCTGCGTTTGCAAGGATAGTTTCATAAGGAGCTTTAATTGCTTTTAGCAATACTTTTTCACCTTCAGTCTTAGCCTTTGTATAAACAGACGCATTAAGCAAAGCGATACCTCCTCCTGGAACTATACCTTCTTTAATAGCGGCTTTTGTAGCACATATAGCATCTTCTACTCTATCTTTCTTTTCTTTTAACTCTACTTCAGAACTAGCACCAACTTTAACAATAGCAACCTTACCTGCTAATCTAGCCATTCGCTTTTCTAGTTGAATAACCATGTTAGGGTTTTTTGTTTGCTTTATCTGTTCTTTTAACTCACTTATTATTTTATCTATTTCTTCAGAAAAATAATCTTGTTGAATTATAGTTTCAGATGTAGTGCTTACGGCTTTGAAACAACTTCCTAGATGTTCTTCTGTTATAAGATCCATATCATCGCCTAAATCCTCATTTATAATAGTAGCACCTGTTATTAAAGATAAGTCTTTTAATGTATTTAACTTGTTTACTCCAAAAACTGGAGCGTCAACTACATTAACTTTAATATTGCCTTTCATTTTATTCATGGCTAATGCTGATAAAACAGCTGGCTCCATGTCTGCAATAATCAATAAAGCTTTGTTCTTTTTTATAACATATTCTAGTACGCCTTGTATTTGCCTTATGTTATCTATCTTGTTTTCTACAATTAATACTAGAGCGTTATCTAATTCTGCTATACCTCTGTCATTATTAGTGATAAAGTGAGGATTTTTAAAACCTTTGTCGTATTGAGCTCCATCTACTACTTCTACAACTGTTTTTGGAGCATCGTGTGTTTCCATCATTACAACACCAGTCTCGTCAACGGCTTTAAATGCATCAGCAATAATTCGTCCAAGTTCTGTATCATTATTCGCGGATATCGATGCAACTTGGTGGATTGACTCGCCTGTTACTTCTATTGATATTTTTTCTAAATATTTTATTACAGAATCAACAGCTTTGTTAACGCCTTCTTTAATTGCTCTTATATCTGTTTTTGAGCTTTTATATGCTTCAGTTAATATAGCGTGTGCTAATACTGTCGATGTTGTAGTTCCATCACCAGCTTCTTTAACGGTTTTTCTAGCTGCTTCTTTTAAAAGCTTAGCACCCATATTTTCTACTGGATCTAGCAATATAATACTATCTGCTACTGTTACTCCGTCTTTAGTTATTTGAGGGTTTCCTGCGCCGTCTTCTAGTATAACACACTTGCCGCTAGCTCCTAAAGTAGAGCTAACAGCTTTAGTGAGTTTCTCTATACCGCTAAATATAGCGGATTTAGCGTCTTCACCGAAGTTAAGATGCTTTACTATTGTTTCGTTCATTTGATTTAATTAAATTAGATTTGGTTTTTTACTCGAATGTTTTGACCACTTTTGGTCCTTTTAAAAATTCTAGCTTTTTAGAGTAATGCTCTATAGAAGCATCTATAGCTTGTTCAGCTCCTTGTATTGTTTCTCTTCTAGTCACGTCTATCCATTCTTCTTCTTCTGGATGTAAATACTCTGTTTGTAAAAATCCATTTGGTAACTGAACAATTCTCCAATTGCTCTTTGTGGTTATATGTTTCCAAAGGTTGATCATTCTTTGATCTGGTCGTGTAGCAGAGGTAAAATCTCTACTGGTGTATAAAAACGTCATAGTATTTGGTTTTAGTTAAACGTTTGGTTATTTATACTATCACATGATAGTTCGGTTATTTAGTGATTAAGGCTTTGAGTAGCTAACATAATTCCCAAGATTCCTGCTCCTGGGTCTGGTTCTTTAACACAGTACAAGTCATATACTTCATAAATAAATCCTGTACCTGGTGTTGCAATTTGACTTCCTTGTCCCACATTACCATCAGTTGAGTTAGGGAATTTAACCAAACCATCCTGATAAAATAAGTTCAATTTAAAACCTGGCTCTTGGTAAAAAGCTATAAATTTATAAGTAGCTCCTACAACTGCATTAGTTATGTTTATATCAACTGATTGATATAAATCAAAAAAGTTGTTGTTTGCTCTTCTTACATCTAAATCAACTTTTGTTGGAGGAGCTGGCCAACCTGTATCACCATCTGGTGTAGTTCCAGTAGTTGAAACTTCCCAATTATCTTGCTTTAAATTTAAGGTTCCTCTTTTCATACTAACGCTAGTTGGAGCTGCCGTTGGTTTAGACTCTCCAAAGTCAACACCACCAGCTACTGAAATAGTAAGTTCTCCAGGTGCTTCTGGTCCCAGTGGTTGTGACGCCAGTATACTCCATTTATTCTCGTTACCTATGTTTGTGATCCAACTATTGTCAAAAACTAAGTTTGAATTAGCTACATTAGTATTTTGACTGACTGTTTGTTTCCATTCTACACCTTGAGCAGCTGCACTGTTTGCTGTTAATACATAATCATTTGTGCCTACTGATAATACACTAGATGAATTAGCTGAATTACCAACAAAAATACTACCTTTATTTAAATTAGGAGTGGCATTAGTTCTACCTATTGCAGTTACTTGAATACTACCAGATGACCCAGGGCTATTTTTAATTATTATACCAACGTTTTGTATTAAACCTGTTTCTCCAGTTGGAGTATCTGTAGTTATACCTGGTATACTTCCTAGAAAATCACCACCAACATATAATATAGAAGCTTCTGCAGGTGATCCTTCTATACCCGCTGTGTTAATACCATCTAGTATTCCGGATATTATCATTTCACCTGTAGATCCAATTCCTATTTCCTCATTGGCTAATCCAGAAACGGGCATTAAGTTTGCGTCTGACGAAAGTGCTACATCTACTGTTGGAACTATTCCACTAACACCTGTTATGTGTAGCGGTTGGCCTTTTTGTATTACTGAACCTGTTTCGTTTTTTACTGTCTCAACTAGTCTACTTCCATCTGCTGTCGATGTTATTGTAACATCACCTGTACCAGTAACAGGATCTATAGCTATATTTTGACCAGCTATAATACTACTAACCCCAGAAACAGTTGCGCCTCTTATGTCACTTATCAATACTTGCTTAGTCTTCTTGCCATCTTCAGAATCAGATATTAGTATTAAATCATTATTAGCAGGATTACTTTTTTTAGGATATGTATATATTATAGGCATAATTTAAAATTTTGCTTTTATTGTTCTTTTTCCTCTTTTAACTTTCTTTTCAGCCTTTACAGTCTCAGATTTTGTGTATTTAGGTTTTCCTTTTGGCTTTTGGCTTTTTGACTTAGGTTTTTGAGGTTTAGGACCTTCCTTAGTTACAACTGGTGGTTTAACAGGTCCACCAGCTTTTGATGATATTGTTCCTAAATGAGCTTCTTTTAATGCCATATCTCTTTCAGATGGTTTAAATGATCCTGTTGTTTTTGCAGGACTCATTTCAATTGCGTCTAAAAGCGCTGGTCCTTCAAAGCCTTTTTTCATTTTCCCAGCTAAAGGTTGTTTAATTTTAGGAGCAGTCATGCTAGGTGCTTTGCTCACAGAACCTATTGGTGTTTTTACAGCTGATTGTGCTATTCTTGTTCCTAAATCAGCTGATAATCCTTTTTGTATAGTTTGCTTCATCATAGCGTTCATAGCTTTAGTATTACCTAAAGGTTTAGTTGATCCCTGAAATCTTTGCAAATTTAGCTTATCTTGCTCTTCAAGATTAAATCTATTTCTTGATAAAAATTCAGTGTTAATAGGTTCTATAATTGGAGTGTTAAGAGCAGGTGCACTTCCACCTTTGTCCATTTTCTTATATCTCTTCTTAATATCCTTTTTGCTTTGCGTATAGTCGAAGCCAGAATCATTAGATCTATTAACTACAGGGTTTTCTGTAATTAAGTTTTTTCTTTCTTGCTTAGCTGATTCTCTACTAGCTTTTTTAGCGCCTTTCATAGGTTTAGGTCCTTTACCTGATCTACGACCTTTGTTACCCATGTCGTCTTTTTGTCTTTTTGGTTTATCTCCGTATGCCATGATGTATATTTTAAGATCTTGAACCCATATGTTTCATTACTTTACTTCTCGAATGCCTATGATAAGCATCATCGTGTGCATCTCTTTTTAAAGCATGTGCGTGATCGAAATCATTTTCAGCATTTGCCATT